TTATTAACAACCGTATTTACTTCACTTTCTCTGGGAACTTGATTGTATCCAGTTACCATTACTGCACCAGTTATATCTAATGCAGCACGTTGAGCATCACCGTAATTTCCATAGTCATTAACTCTAACATTTTTATAGAGACCACTATCTGTTTTTACCTGAAATACCCAATCATGCATATCACATAAACTCCGACATATAGTAATCAACAGTAACTTCTAGTTCTGCTGCTTTTAGTTCAATTTCTTTTGCATATTCGTCTGCCATAATTTCATCTGCATATTCGCAGAATAGGTCAAGAGTGGATTCGTGCATCATTGTGGAAGGTCAAAAAGGATTTGGTTAATGTAAAAGTCTGCCCAATCATCACCGAAGTATTTGGCAAGAATACGTCTAGTTTTATCATTCATCTTTTGCTGTGAGCAATAATTTATTTGCCCATCTCGTCTCTGCTGTTTTCTATCTAAACTTGGTTTTGTATTATGAACAACCTTAGTAAATTTATCCAGATATTCATCAACTATACTACAAAATATGTCTCGTTCATCTTCTGTTTCTAACCTAGCAAACTTACAATATGGAGAAAATATATCACCCCAAGCAGGAGTTTTCCTTACATTAGTAAAGTTATAAACATTACTAATTGCCGCAATTTCATCATAAACAGATGAGTTAATACCATCAACAGGTGATAGGTCAGTAATAGCAGCACTAACTATATTCTTATTTGCAACAATATCTGCACCAAAAATAGGTAAATCATATTCTGGTTCGGGATACCAAATACAATGAAGAATATCCAATGGTCCCAGTGTTGCAAGTTCTAAATGAACTTTTCGTAACCCTGTGCATGAATACATTTCATTATCTATATTCAAATTTCCATCTTCAGTTTCCCTATAAACAGCATCAAATCCCTCATCTACTTCCAACGGTGCAACATTAGGAAGATTTTTTTGATGTGTTCTGATTATTGTTGCAAGTCTATCAATAATTTTTATCATAACATTCAATTTGCACTATGTAGGACTATGTAGGGATAGATGATAATATGAATTTACAAATCTAATCTACATCAACATTGTCAAACCGATTATATGTATCCATCTCTTCTAATGTTTTACCATACTTATTCTTTCTTGTATGAACATACTCTAGATCTTTCCAATATTGTGGATGACATAATAACAATGTATGAATATACTTATGCTTCTCATTCTTCGTATACTCACAATTAGGTTTTGGTTTAATACCTGTCTCTATTGTAATGTATAAATCATCGACAAAATATACCCAACCACTGAACTCTTTCCAGATTACATAATCATCAACCTCAGGTACATACTTTTTCATGAAAATAATTTAGAAGAGGAAATTGCGAGTAAGAATACTAACATGATAACAACATCCCAAGACTTTGTGCGAATAAAGTAAGGAATTGAAATACAATCTGCAATTAAATTCATTACGCCTCCTGCCATAATGTTTACATGGAGAATAACAAAATATGCAGAAACAACCAAAATACTCCCTAGAACTCTTGCGGGAATATCTGGATGAATTGATTTAACTTTCATCATTTTCTTTGCAAGTACAAATTTCAATCAATGGTGCCAGTTTCTTCAGTAACTTTTCATTTAGTTCATCAGAGAAAAAATCAATATCTCCTTTACCCATAAGGTAAACAAGATGCTTTATTTCATTTTTTGATAAATTTACAATCACTTTTTATACAGATAAGAACCGGACCAATCAGCATTGCCAAACAACCATTCACGTTCACTTATGATGTTCATGTTGAAACGTACACCTTTAGCAGGTGCTTTGAATGATGCTGCTTTGTAAACCTCACCAGTCTTTTTATCAACAAAAGCATGAACACTACGAGAACCAGTACCAGTCTCCATGATAATCTTGTGATACTTACGACCAGATTCAATGTAGAACTTGTAAGAATCAGAGTTAGGATGACTAGACTTAAAGTTATCAATTAGTGCATCACACAACATCAAAGTCCATTTACGAACATTAAGTTGAATTGTATTCCGTGCATCTTGCTGTGCTTGGAAATCAACAAATTCGGTGGGCATGTACTTTTGATTGGTTACTTCGTAATCATAGCACCCCCAGGGTTGGTTTGGGGGATATAATGGACACCTTATAAAGTGTCACACACTTACCTACGTTCAATAGTTGAGTCGTAATAGTTCATCATTTTGGTGTCTCTCTGTGATAAAAAGAGTAAGTAACCTGTAAGTGCAACAACAATGAAAATGCTGCTTAGAAAATACTGAGTGAATTTCATTCTACCTCCACTAATTCCTGCTGTTGTAACATCAATTGCTCCTCTGTAACCTCATCCACACACTCTTGAATCACCTGATAAATGTAATCGATGTTGCCCACATCATCAAAGATACGTGCAAGAACCTCAGGATCTTCTACGTTGTTATTGTAATCAATCTCACCATCTTCATCCTTTAAGTGACAATCATTCTTGGTATAAATCCATGCGGCACAATGTGCATCTTCACCCTGTTGTTCAATCATTTGATTGACACGTTGCTGGAGTTCTTTGAGAGTGTAGTTCATTTGTGCTTATGATTGAGTGTTAGTTAGAGGGGAAGTTCTTCACAACGGCATCACATAGGACACGAATTATATCTTCAAAATCATCTTCATCAATTTTATCATCCAAATATTGTGATGTTATAATACAATCAATGTCCTCCATTAACTGCTCTCGTGCTGTTAACATGTCAAGTTGTGGATTGGGTGCGAGGTTGTTCATTGTTGGTTGTGTTCCTTTGACTCTTCTAATATACACGAAAACCGACCCCGTGGGGGGTTTTGTGGTCAGTTAGTAAACTGTCACCTAGTCTAAACACGAGTCGCAGTGAGACCAACTTCATCTGCCCACTTAAGAATTGCTTTATCTTCAGAATCTGCATAAACAAAATCAGTTTTATCATGATTTGGAGTACTAATTGCAAACTCTTTCATCAAACTTGGTGTGTAATTAGATTGGTTATCGATAGAATCAAGAATCATTTGGAGACTATCCTTTTCTTCTTTAGTTGTTGCTACATCATGTGCAATGAAAACAAATTCATAAATTGCATCCATCTCACTTTCTGTAAAAAGAAATGCTTTCAGCATTGGTAATACTCTCCAATAGATTTCATCATAGAAATAAGTTTATCATGAATATCATCAACTTCAAAACGAAGGTATTCTTCTTCTCCAAACATACTCATGAAATCAACTTCACACCAATCTTCTGTTTCTATCTCTCCCCCTTCCATCATTGATGTATAGAATAGAGTTCCCTCACTATCAATAGAATAGGCACATCCATGCTGTTCTGATGTAAGAATGATCATTGTGATTGAGTGTAGATGAGTATTTTGAGATCTTCGATGGTATCCATCATAATTGCTCTGGAATATCCAGCAGCATATGGATAAGCATCATACTCAGTAATTTGCTCTGCTTTACGGCAAACTTCAATTGCTTTTTGCAATCGGTCAATGATAGCAGAAAGTTCGTCGGTCATTTATTTCAGGAGAGAGTGATATAAGCATGATTACAATCTAAAACCTCTTCTCTTTCATCGGTGATAAGCATATCCTCACAAGGATAAAACTCATCCATCTCACAAGCATAGACTGTTACAGTTTGATTGAGTTGTTCTTCAGACAATTCAGAAAGTTTATTGAGAAGTGTACGATAAGTAAATGGGTTTTTCACAATAGTGAGTTTATCGAGTTGAGATTGAACATCACCAAAAAAGGAATCCATTTCTGCCCTTTGTGTTATGAACATAGTATAACACCTCTCCAGGGGTTTGGAGAGGTGTTATAGACGGTTCTACATGTGGCACAAGTGTCATTTAAGTCTTTTAGTTTCCATACCTTTAACAACCGTTCCCATTTTAATCATTTTCATCATTGCTTCTTGAGCAGATTCTAATTGAAAATATACTGCAAATTTAGGTTTACCTAGCAATTCATATTCAACAGTGTAAAACTCATCACGGAATTTATCCATAGCAATATTCTTTCCATTCTGGATTATTTGTTTTATTAAGTGACAAAACTATTTTATTCATTGGTACTGATGGTTTCTTTTTTAAGACCATATTTGTTTCAGTAAGGAGTTTTCCTCCCTTTCTACTATTACAATTAGAACATGCAGTAACTAAATTTTCCCAAGTATCTTCCCCACCCAAAGAACGTGGATGTATATGATCAATCGTCAAATCTTTTGTTGCTCCACAATACTGACACTTATTACCATCACGTTTATAAATCATTGTTCTTGATGGTTTATGTGCCATCATACGTCTATATGGAATTTTAATATAATTTACTAATCTAATAACAGTTCCTGATAATAACTGTGCCTTTTCCTTCATTAATAATACAATTGCCCTTTTCCAATCACAAAAGTTAATTGGTTCATATGTTGCATTCAGAACTAATATAGTATTATTTGGTTGAATCCGATAATAGTCCATAGAAGGTTTTTTGTGAGTTTAACTCATTAATATCTAGGTGTCAATTTGGTTTGTGGTCTTTCATTCCATCGTGATTACCATCACCAGGAAGTCTACCAAATTCAATATATTGAACAACTTGCATAGAACCTTCAAGACGTTTTAAGTCACCTTCTATTTTTACATATTCATCATAAGATTCTTGCAACTCTTCAAGTCTTGTTTGAAGTTGCTTGGTTCTCTTTACAAATCTATCAATTAGTTGTTGATTTGATTCTACTGGTTTCATTTTAATTATATGGTAAAAACGTCTTGTGAAGGACTCGAACCTTCGACCGACTGCTTAGAAGGCAGTTGCTCTATCCATCTGAGCTAACAAGACAAATAAGGGGAGAAATACTCCCGTTTTAGATTCAATAGTTTAGAGCATTGTCAAATTCAATTTCATAAGAATCATCATTGAGACTATACTGCATGTTCACATAATCTTCATAATCAATACCAAGAAAACTTTTTGCGAAATTTTCGTAATCATCGTGTAAACGACAGGTGTCAATCATTGGGGGAACTCCTTGAATCACATTAGTAATTATAACAGATTTATATTAGTTCGCAAGTTATAAGTAAAAATTATTCTTCTTTCGCATTGACATTAAAACGGTCAAGAACGTATGGAAATTGTTCATAACATTCTTTGACAATCATATCCTCTTGATGATATTCAACTCTAGAGTTGAGACTATTCAATAGAATTTTTGAATATGCTTTAGCAATATCTTTTGGACTCATAGAGTCAATAACTTCATCAACATACTCTTGCAAAAAGTCATTTCTCACTTGAGGATTTTCCACAATACTATCAATAAAATCTTCAAGGTCCATGTCTGGTTTATCGTATTCTAAAATTTGGTTATAGAGATCGTAGTTAAATTCAACCATTTTCAATAAGTTTGGCAAGTTTTTTCTCTTCCCTCATTTCCTTTACAAGAAGTTTGAGTTGAGAGATGTCTTCATTCAAAATTGACAAATCATCATACAGAAGTTCTGCTTGATAATAACTGGTACACTTTCTATACTGTTTAGAAAGTTTATCGAATTTTTTCTTTGAATCCTTCAGTTCTTTTTCGTATTGCTGAAGGGTTTTGCTATCGTAAGTCATTTGACAGTTTAGAATCCAGTCCGTTATTGATTGGTTACTTTGTAAGTATAACAGGGTTTTGGGGGTTTTGCAAGTAGAACGTGCCAGAAAAAATACTGGCACTTCACTCAACAATATGTAGTCAATTAAGATGTTGGGTCATAATAGACAATTTCCTCAATTCTTGGAATAATCTCATACTTAAGATCATCAAGATGAAAATGAATGAGACTCATATCCATCTGATGAAGTTTTTCTTCATGTTCTACAAGATCAATAAGTTGATTGTAGACATTCTCAATGATTTCGTATCCATTTTTTACCCTACCCATTGTCCTCTTTGCACAAGAATTTTACGCATTTCAAGATAGATAAATTCCCTCATACGAGGATTTTCTGTGGTGCCGTAAGCATCACGCAAACGTTGAAGATAATCATTTTGAGTAGTCATTTTCAAATTAGTTGCGTTAGTAACACCAATGTCCTTCATAGGAGAACCTGCATTTACTTTGTTTTTTCCAAAGTTACCAGAAACTCGACCATTAGTGCGAAATTTTGGTTTGATTTTAGAGAGATTGGAAAATTCCATCAGTCATTTGCTCTACCCTTCTAATATACACGATTTTCACTCCCAATCAAGTGCGTCTGTGCCACCTCTACGACCGTCCCTGAGGAGGATTTCGATTCTAGTGAGTCTGTCTTCAATAAGGTCTAATCTGTGCTCTGTAATTGCCTCTCTCTTCACAGAATATGGGTCTATTGTTGCCATTGTTCCCTGAAGAGAATTAATTAGTGGTTCGTCAAACATCATAGTTAAATCATCCAAGTAATTATAGAATATCTAGTCCCATACTTTACGGGCAAGACTTTATGAGGATACATGAAATTTGAAGGAAATACAATAGCATCACCTTTTTGTAAATTGTACACTTTCTTTTTTCCCCAAAAAGACAATTCTCCACCAACGTATTCATCATTTAAGTTGATAATCATTGTGAGAGTTTTTGATTTATTCTTAAAATCATCAGTATATTCAGGATGGTCACGATAAAACTCCCAATCATACTTTAACAAAGTATATCCAATATCATCTTTAGATGAAAATATCATATTCGGAAATAATTCCGCATACTTAGAATATAAATTAGATATTTTTTTAAAAATAAAGTCATCAATTCCCTTTCTTACATTCTTATTTTTTATAATACTATCTTCATGGGAAATTTCTATAAAATCACAATCTCCATACTCATGTCTATGCCATTCATCAGATTGGTTATATTCATTTAAAATATAATCACATTCTGATGGGTTAAAATATTCCCCCAAATGATAAATCATATTGGAGTAATATGAACTTTGCTTTACCTCCCCTATTTGAAAATAATCATGCTTATTTTCCCCATTTTGCCTTACATATTCAAGAAATAATTGTATATAAGATTCACCTTGATATGGTTCTCTCCAATATGATATTTTACTTCCCAAGTAAACTATCGCATCTCCACATTCTAAATTTATTATTTCAGTTGTTCCTTCCAATGTTTCCACATGAAAATCCCAAGATTTATCACTCCATAAGTGAACCATTAAAGATATTTCGTTTTCATATTGATCTGTACCCTTTTCCAATTTGGATTGATTAACATCTTCTCTCAAATAGCAACATTTTGGAAGTAATTTTTCCCCCAAAATATCAGAAACTTCTTTATTTTTATTGACAAGTAACTCTATACCAGAAATTGGATTATGAGTAGTAAATGAATCAGGACCTTTCCAGTCAACTCTATTTCTAGCAATATTAAGTTTAAAGATATTACCAATTTCACAAGCAATATCTTTTTCAATAAAATTACGGAGAATTATGTATCCTTTTTCTAAAATTTTGTTGTTCATTGAAAATTCTTTCTTAAGAAATTCGTTTCCATTTTTTCCGTTTATTGGTCTAGGAATATCAGTTTCAGTTGGAACGTAACTCACAAATCTATATTCTTCATTATATCCACAAACACGAAATTTTTTTAAATGACGTGGAATACACTCATCTGATGGTATTATCCTCTTACTCTTTATTAGTTCCTTTGCTGCTGTTGGAGTTATTACGTATGCATGAGTGCAAAATGGTAAACCCGGAATGCAAAGATAATCATTTATTTTGATTGTTTTGTACTGTTCCATCCAATCAAGATAAATGAAATCATATTCATTTATCAATTCAGAAATTTCATCAAAAGGTATTTCTCTTGTAATAAGAAAATCATCTTCAAAAATTATTATTGGTTCATCTTTCTCTACACATTTCTCCCAAAGAAAATAATGAGATAAAAAACATCCAACCTCACCTTTTTGAACTGGGTAATTACAATAAGGTTCTCTCCAGTCTTCGTCAATAAAAAATCCTTTTTCTAAAATCCAGTCATAATCTATTTCATAACCATTCACTGCATCAATGATATTAAAATTTATTGATGCAGTATGTATATTATTTTTAATTAAATCTCTTCTATCTTTCCTAGTCTTTAATGATATAACAAAAATATTTTCTTTTAAATTCATGTTTGAAGTATTTAAATCATCCAAGTAATTAAAGCATATCTAGTCCCAGACTTTACTGGTATAATCTCATGAGGATACATAAAATTTGAAGGGAAAATAATTATATCACCTTTTTGTAAATTGTAAATTTTTGTCCTATTACGAAAGGCAAGTTCACCTCCAGTATAATCATCATTTAAATTGATGATAATTGTAAGAGACCTAGGTCTCCCCTGATAGTGATCTGTATGTTGAACATATTTTCCACCAACATCATACTTCAATAAAGTATATCCTTCATCTTCTTCACATGTAATTTGTGAATTTTTAACAGTACTTGCATAATTGCTATATGCTTCACTAATTTTATTAAAAATAATGCTATCTAATTTATTTCTTGCTTCATAATTTTTTCCCATCACATCTGAATAAGAAAATTCAATCGATTTACAGTTTCTAACATCTTCTAAAACGGAACCCTGAGAATCACTTCCCCCACTTATTCTAGTATTTTGCCACTCAGACTCATGAAATTCTGAAATTAGTTCATCACAAATATCATGGTCTAAAAAATTTTGTTCATAAACAATATAATCCTCTACATTGTCATATTGTTCTTTTCTCTTAGCATTATCAAAATATCTATCTGCATATTCACCATCGGAACGTACATAATGTAAAAATAATTGAGTATAAGATTTACCAATATACTTATTTCTCCAATGTGGTACTTTTGCACCAAGATAGATGATTGCATCTCCCTTATTAAGAGTTATACATACTTCTTCTTTTTCATAATTTTCAACATAAAAATCCCATTTCTCATCACCATCAAGATGAACAGTTAAAGATACTTCACATTCCTGTCTGTCTACATGTTTTATCAACTCACAACCATTTTTGTAAATTCTTGAATAGCAATATGTAGGAAGAAGTGACTCATTTATTAAAGAGGAAATCTCTCCATTTTTATTTACAAGTAACTCTAATCCATACTTTGAATTATACAATGAATCTGCATCTGGAACTTGCCCATCACGCATAACATCTATATTGGACTTTACTTGTTCAGAAATATTGAGTGCAAGTTTTTCTGCTTTTTCACTGGTTATAAAATTACGAATAATTTCATAACCATGTTCATTTAATTTACTTTGCATAATTCTTACTATTAATTTAAATCATTATCATTAGAAGGAGAAGGATCATCCCCATTGGACTCCATGTTGAACGCAATGTCTTGCCAAACCCAACCAGTGCAAATATATTTTACTTCACTTTTTGGTGGATAACCCCTATGCACAAAAGTTTCATCCGCAGGAAACATAACTAAAGTTCCCGTTTCTGGTTGTACTCTAGTTCCATCAATAAACTCAGTATATCCGTTTTCTTTAATATCATTTAAATACCAAACATAAGTAAGTATTCTTTTCTGTATAATTACTTTATCACCATCTCTACTCTTAAATTTCATACTGGCATCATGATGCCAAGTATAAAATTCATTAGGTTCAGTTCTTTGGATTTGAAATCCAGTATCTTCTACCTTATTGATACCATATGCTCCATTTAATATTACTTTAGCAAAGCTAGTGTATTTTTTAATAGCTTTACCTAAAGAATCACATAATACACCATCTTCATAGTCAAACCCATCAGTAAAAGTTATGTTCAAATCGATGGATTGTTTAATTTCTGGTATATATCCACCGCCAACAACTCCAGGTTTCTTTTTACCCTTAGAATTAAATTTCTCTATAAGTTTATCACAAAAATCCCTATCAAGATTATTTTTTTGTATATAAATTAAATCTCCAAGTTCCATAATTACTATCAATTCTTACCTATTTAACAAGTTCCCAATTATCATCATTCTTCGCATTCATTCTAAACTTATATTTTTTATTGATAGATGTAAGAGAAAAAATTCCATTATTCTCATCATCAACATAGCAACTATGAAGTTTGTCCATGTCCAATTCAAACCGAATGTTTGCAATGCTAGTTTTCGGTTGAACGCAAATCATTTTTCTTTTAGTCATCAAACGTGCAGGGGAGTGTTAGAGATTTCAACGATTTCAGGTTTTTTTCTATGATCAAACTGATTCATATCATAGCATACCCATTCACCAGTTGGTGTAAAAATATAAGCATACTCTTCACCATCACTTAGATATTCTGCCACATTATTATCGAGATGGGGAGGACAATCATCACCACGTTGTGCATAATATTGTGGACCATATTCTTCTGCTTCTTTAATCTCTTTTACATAAGGAGCAAGTTCTTTACCAGTCCAACGTTCTTTTGTCCATGCACAAGACATATCACCACCATCAATCAGTTCGGATACTTTCTCCTTCGTATTGTAGTGCGTCTTAAGAATCCTACCCAACCAAGTAGGATAACCATCCCAGTGATGATAAACAGAAAGAATAGAATCATCTGAAAGTTGAATACCGATGCGTGAACGTGTTCCCATTATGTAGAAAGGTTAGAGAGTTGAATAAAAAATCAGAGGTTGATGAAAATGTCATCTTGATTGCCGAACCAATCTTCTTGCTCGGTTTCAATCATTGATTCCATATCTTTATCTGCAATCTCATCAAAAATTTCATGCAAATCAAAGTCATTGATCTCTTCAATCTGCTCCTTTTCAATAAAAATCCGAGTCATGCTTCCGTTTTGATTACTTCGTAATCATAGCATGTCTCGGACTGTGTGGTGAGTTTAGTGGACAGTTAGACTACTGGTCTCACTCTTCCTCTGGTGCGGAAACTTCTGCTTCTTCAGCAACAGTTTCTGGTGCAAATACTTCTTCTTGTGCTGGTGCTTCTTCAGCAACAGGTGGTGCAACCTCTTCGACGATAGGTGCTGCTGCTGGTGCAGTCAGTCCATCATTTTGTGCTTTACCTTGAAATAAATCTCTAAATCTTCCCATGGTTCTATTTAATTGAAACTACTTGTTGTGGATTGTCATCAATTCCATATACGTGGTGCATCCACTCCCAAGTAAAAATACTAACGGACGATGCAATCAAAGAAATAATAATAGTATTTTTCATATTAATGATTATGACAAACTCCTTCTGCGTGGCAATGAGTTGAATTTCCATTCATGTGAAATGCTCCATGATAGAATCCAAATCCAATTACAGTACTAAAAAATGCAACTGCTACTGCTGCCGTCAATGGTGCAATATTTGAAGCACCCTTTACTACTGAACTTTTCATAGGTTTATGAAATAATAACTACCTGAGTTTATTTATAAACATAGGGGCATTACACCCCCAAGAGTTATTGGATTAGAAGGATAACTTATCCCCCATCTCCCATTCAGGCAGTCGCAAGTGTGCGAGTGCGGGAGAATGCAACGATATTATTCGCTGCGGAGTCAGATGTTTTTGCATCTATGGTTTTGTCCCGTCAACAATTACAACCTTTTTGCCCTGTCGAAACCATGGCACCCCCAGGAGTGGGCAGAGTTGGATTTGAACCAACGTAGGCAGAGCCAGAAGATTTACAGTCTTCCTCCTTTAACCACTCGGACATCTACCCAATGGAGGTGAGGGGAATCGAACCCCTGTCCAGAACAACAGACTTTGCAACCTCTTGAACACTTTATATATTAGCACAATCTCCTCTCAGTGCAAGTCCAAATTATTTTCTTTGTTCCAGATGTTATTTTTGTTCCTTTGTGTATAGTTCTAAGGTCGCATGGAAATACTAAAACACTTCCTTTTTTGGGAGTTACTTTAAGTTTATCTGTCAAAAATAATGTTGACCCACCCTCAAAATTATCATTTAAGTAAATTATTATAGACAACACATAATATGCATTTTTACTTTCATCAATGTGCCAATCATAATAATCATCCTCATTATAATATCTGTAAATATAAGATGCTGAAAAATCTTCACCATAGTCTAGAACATATGAAAACTTTTTAAGTAATATATTATCATTACAATATCTCGTATTACATTCACTTATAATTTTATGAGTTAATAGGTCTGCTTCTTTAATTAGTGATGATTCACATGAAAGACCAGATAAAGATATTGCTTGATTATATCTAGTTTTAGATTTTTCAGATTTATATTTTAATAGTATATCAGGACAAGACTCAACTAAGTCAACAATAAGATCACAATCTTCATAAGAAACAAAATTCTCATATTCGTAAATAAAATTATTATGCTTTATTAATTTCATACCCTTTTTCATAAAATGGAGAATAGGAGACTCGAACTCCTGACTTCAACCTTGCAAAGGTTGCACTCTACCAACTGAGTTAATTCCCCTCTTTTTTTAATTTAAAATATAATTTATAATATCTCTTCTTTATTTCATTAATAGTATCCATATCATCCTTAAACCCCATGTATTTACATAGTTGAGATGACCCCTCCAACTCACTAATTAATCTTAATACATTGACAGGATGTCTTTCAAGACCACCAAAATCATATTCACTGGTTCCAGTTTGAGGCATAATCTTCAAATGTATTAACGTAATTATATTCATTAGTCATGAGTTTAGCAAAAGTAATTGCTATTTCACGATTATCAAAACATTTAATGTCTTCTGGTTTCACTTGACCAACAATATGATTAGTCCATGTAACCACATAAATTTTTTTATCCATAATTTGTAGTAATTAAAACTACAATGTCGATGAAAGGACTTGAACCTTCACGTCTTGCGACACAAGAACCTAAACCTTGCGTGTCTACCAATTCCACCACATCGACAAACTCCCCTTCCTGGGATCGAACCAGGGACCAAACGATTAACAGTCGTTCGCTCTACCTCTGAGCTAAAGAGGATTGAAATGCTAATTTTTATAGTTCAATAAGTATTCAACTGTAATAGCAACATCGTTCATGGCATCTTTAAGAAAAGGTCTTTGACCTGATTCCATTTTTACTGGAGTACTTTCTTCATCAGTGGTAAGAGTCCATCTCCACTGACCCATGTCAGTACAGTACCATAAATTTATTTTCATAAAGTTATATATTATATTTGTTCCTCTATATAGAGGAAGTCGGAATGACAGGATTTGAACCTGCGACATCTCGCTCCCAAAGCGAGTGCTCTACCAAACTGAGCTACATTCCGAAATGGGTGAAGAGGGGATCGAACCCCCGACAACCTCCGTGTAAAGGAGACACTCTACCTCTGAGTTATTCACCCGATAAAACAATTATACCAAAATAGGTTTTAATTGTCAACGGAGAGAGTGGGATTTGAACCCACGGATGCTTTCACATCGCTGGTTTTCAAGACCAGTGCCATAAACCACTCGACCACCTCTCCATGTTTACTATAATACATGATATAGTGTATTATGTCAAAAAATTTGAACTCTGATATAATAATTTTTTAAATTTTCTTCCACCTAAATGGATTAGCACAGACCATCTCATCATTTTCAACTGTATTCATTTTACTGCAAATGATAATATCAAAAGAAACAGAGTATCTAGGTATGTTGGAAACATACCTAGTAACTTCATGCGATAACATTGAAGGAAATATAATCAACATATTTTTAGAAAAATCATAATCAATAAAATTTGTTGATAAATCTGTCCTACAACCATCCTTAAATCGCACAGGAAGAGTATTCAATGGATGATTATCTGGCATCCAAAATCTTAATGACCCACCTGCTTCTTTACTGCATTCTTTTTGAATATAATATACACAACTAAGATGGGAATTAAGATGTCTATGTGAGGACACATTACCACCATCAGTTGAGCAAACAACTGGCCAAGATTTTTGCACAAATAAGTCAACATTATCCATATCGACATTCAACTCTTTCAAATATTCTGTTGCTCCTCTTGAAACTTCTTCAACTAACCAAGAAAATTCTCTTAAATTAGCAATATCAGCATTGCCGTCAGTATCACCTGTTATATTTTTCCTTTGTTTATTTTTTTCAAGAGAGTATACATTACTATCATATTCTCTCATATAAAACAACATCTCTTCTTCTACCTGTTCTGGTGGAAGAAGAGATTTTTCATATATTGGAATAGAAAACCAATTAAAAATAGCCATGATAAAGAATAATTTTTATATAGATTAATTAGTTTTCAGGGTGTCTTGGGTTGATTTAACATCTTCGTTCTTTTAGCAGCAAAGTTATCCATTCTTATTCTTCTTTCACTTCTCTTATCATATTTTGATATACCTCTACTATGTCTATCAATAGGTGATCCTGCTGGTGCAGCAATAAATTCAATAATTATGTCTTTTTGTTCTTCGGTCATAATTGCCATCATTTCAAGTGATTCTTGTTCAGAATAACCTTCAGAAACTAGGAATCCAGATATTACATCAAACAAATTTGATTCTTCCGTAACTTCAGTTTCTACTTCAGAAGCATATTCTTCTACATGTGCTTCTTCACTTAAGTAAGGAGCAGTATAGGGCCAACTATTCATGAAACTTTCTTGTCCTTGAGTAGACTCAGAAAGGATTCCGTTAGTTAGTTCTCTTAAATTTGTTAAATCTTGGGATTTCATGTCTATTTAAAACTGCCTGAATATTTTTATTTATAATGTCAGGTCTTGAAGATTATAGTTAGTGACTAGCAATTCTGTTTTCACATTGTCGTTAGTACCCTTTTGTCCTCTATGAACCATGGAATAACGAAGTTTCCACTCATTCAAGTTATACTCTTTATATCGATTCAGCAACCACTCATTTACATTGTAAGTAATCATGAATCGATGTGGACATGAATCAACATCATCAGCAAACCTCTCATGACTAAAAGAAGAATGAAGTTTGCGACCAGTACCATATAGGAAATCTTTAATATCGTATGGAGGGTCAAGAAAAATAAATGCATTTTCTCCAGGAGCATTCATCACTTCTGCATAATCAATATTAGTTATTTTCCAATCTCTGATAATATAAGAATACTTTGGAAGTTTATCAATACCAACCAAAGAAAAGTTAGAACGTGATGCTTGAACAGAAAACGTGGAGTTTTCAGTCAAACCAGAATAAGAACACTTATTCATCACGAAGAAAGCAACTGCTTGGTCAAATGGTTCTAGAGTTTCAATATCACTCTGATATTGTTTGAACAACTCTTTATGTGCTTCATCGTCACCATTTACTTCTTCTTTGATACTCCTCAACTTTTCTGATAATGCCAATCCATTATCACGAAGTTGTACCCAGAAATTATATAAGTAAAAATATTTGTCATTCACCCAAATAGGTGTCTTAGTATAATTCTGACTTACAAGCAATGAAATACTACCACCACCCAAGAATGGTTCCCTAAACTCTTTGAAGTCAGAGGGAAACCAAGGTGCAAGAGTTTTCAATGCTTTACTTTTACCACCCGGATATCGTAAACAAGTTTTAAGTGGAAATTGCTTCATTCTAAAGTATTACAACTCCATAGAGATAATCTTGTACTTCTAATATAACATGCACCCATTACTTTGCCAAATGGTGATTTACAAATTAATTCAGCGTCTTCAATAGTTAGATTACCCCAACGTGCAGAAGCAATATACAATTTTATTACATTCATTAATACATTTAACACTTACCTACTCCTAATCCAATTTACAATTGTGCTGTTGACTGTTTCGGACAATCGAACATTTGAAGATGGTAATGAGAAATAATCCAAATCAATGTTCAAAGTTGTCATATCTTTTGGAGTGAAAATAGAGAAAACACCATCACCCTTGCTTATGTAGCAACTCTGTGCAACTTCACGGGAAGCAACAGCAACCTTATAATTCTTGTAATCAATAATCATAACGAAGTCAAACTTATTCTCTGTCTTATACCGATTAAATGTTGATTCACTTGTATCTCCTCGGTAATTCTTCATCTTCACTTGTTTACACTTACCATTTCCATAAAAGAAACCTTTTAGTGCTTTTTGCTCGATACGAATAGTTTCCCCATTGTAATCCATGTGGAAGTCTACACCATCTTCATCAACATACTTAAATGGTGAAAAACAAGATACTGCAAGTTCAAATGCCTTTGAACGAAAGAAGTTATCAGAATTACTCTTCAGACCAGGGTCTTCAGAAACATCTCGAAATGTTCCAAATACTTTGTTCCAATCAATCTGAGTCTCACAGATTTCTTTGAACTGTTCTGTAGTAATCATAATAAGATGAACAAAGTGCGAGTAGGGAGACTTGAACTCCCACGAGATTGCTCTCAACAGATTTTAAGTCTGGTGCGTCTACCGATTCCGCCATACTCGCAAGACATTACACTTATCCGTATGCTATGTGGGCATTACACCCAGTATACTGACAGTTTGTAATGGAGTAGGACGCAAAACCACTGCGAACATCCAAAGGGAGTTAGTTCCATCCATCATTCTGGGTGGCACCTTTGGTTGGAACGTCTCAAGTTCCTAAGTAGGACTACCGGGAATTGAACCCGGTTCACACCGTTATAAGCAGTGGGCATTAACCAATATGCGATAGTCCCATAAGAACATCCTAGAGGATAACCCCTAGGATGTCAAGTGTTCAGACAGCAGTCAAAGTACCCTCTTTACGCAGTTGAGAAATAAACTTCCCAACACTCTCCTCTTCGGAGACAGTCTTATTCAGACTCTCAACAAATCCATCAACATTATCACATTGGAACATATAGTATTTTTCGGGATTAGACGTAAAAGCAACACCAACTTGAGACTCTCCTTGGTCGATACCAACTTTAGCAACGGCAGAAGAATTGGTGAACTCGATGACGTTCATTAGGTGCGACCCCTTTGTTGATTACTCTGTAATCATAGCACCCATCAGGGGTCTTGGCACGGTCTTGGGGACGGTTTGAGGAGTGGATAATCACCACTCTCTCATCCCAGGAGCAGAATGTTTATTTTGTCTAGTTAACTCTGAGTTATATCTGCTTCTTTCATTGTATGTTGGTCCTGCACCCTTTCTTGGTTGTTTATAGATACCACGGTCAATATGTGTATTACCAGATTTAATTTTTGATCTTTGTTCTGGAGTTGTAGTCGTAAAGGTTCCAGGAACTGGTCTTTTTGGTCCAATACCAATGCTAGTTCCAGGAATACTCAATGCTGGTTTAACTTTTACAGAACCAGGAACACCCCCCTTCATCGCAAGAACTTCTGCTTCAAGAATGCTCTGTCTCCACTCTTCACTCATAGTAGACATAATGACTAATGCATCATCATCAGTATCTACATAACCTTCACTAATCAGATATTCAAAAATAATTACATCACAGTATTCTTGTTCGGTAAGTTCTTTTGGTTCATATACATTAGTATATGCTTCGCAAATATTACGCAAGTCTTGTGAATTCATTTTTATTCTCCAACAATAAGATTAAACCACATGTCACTCATACCCTCAATAACTCTATCAGCACCCTCTTTATCCGTAGAATATCCTTCTTTAATAAGATGTTCTACTACAACTTCGTAGTGCTCATGAATTTTCTTTGCTTCCTTTGGAGTTGGTTTCATCTTACTTTTTACTTTTATTTATTTACTTTTCTTCTTAACACAGTTTGGATACTTTTTCCCAAACATAGTTTTCATACCTTTTTTAGTATAACCTGGCCAACACTTTTCATCAAGCATGTCACTACCAATACCTTTTGATGGTGTTAGAGGTTCTGCTTTGATAATGTCAAAACTTTCAACTTCCAATGCAGAGAAATCATCTCTCCAATTAGAATGATTATAATTTTCATCTACATTAGTCTCTTGCTTTTTCTTAGCAATCATCTTTCTATACTTTTCCAATGCATCTTTACTATCAGGTGCATCCATATCTTTAGCACTAGCACCATATTTTTTAGATGGGGAATTATCAGAACCGGAGTTATTAGTAATCTTATTAAGAGCATTAGATGCTACATTACCAAGAACATTTCTCTTTACTCCAGTTATTTTTTTTGCTTTATTTGCATTTTTGCCAGTTCTTGCTGCCTTAGATACTGAATTTACTCTTCCTGCATTTCTTGCTGCTCTTGCTCCCTTTGCTACTTTTGCTCCTTTGCCAAATATACCAACACCAGGAATAGCACCAAGAGCATCTAAAGCAGCAGCACCATAATTTCCTTTTTGTAAATTCTTTCCCGCACTATAAGCAGAATATCCTGCCAATCCCGCACCAATACCTTTTAATGCTAAAGCACCAAGAGCAATAGGTGCAATCTCCTGAATATTACTTTCACCCAGTCCTCCACCATCACCTCCACCATCACCCATGTCATTAACTTCGACATCATCATCATCATCTTCCCTTGAAAGATATCCACCACGTCCTATTGAATACCCTTTTGGAATCTTTTTGCACTTTTCATCATCAAAACACCAATACTTCCCATCAGGGCAAGATTTTGCTTCACTACCCTCAGTTAACTTTTTTTTTTCTCTCATCTTCTTTGCTTTTGCAAGAAGTCGTGCTTTTGCTGAATCCTGCTCATCTTTAGGAACATTAAACATATCCCTATCAGTCTTCAGTTTCTCATCGGGTTTATCATAACCCTCATACATTCTTCTAGATCCTCCACCATAATAAGACCTATTCGTTTTATCTGCTGCATCTCTTTTAGCCTTAACTTTCTGTGCAGGAGTTGGTGCATCATTCCATGCTCTTTCCTTCTTCTCACCTTTTACTTTTTTCTTTCCTCTTGCGAGACCTTCTTCTCTTGCACCAGATCCACCACCACCATGAAGATGTCTACGGGTTCCAGGAATCCTCTCAGTACCACGGGAATATGGATTGGTAGGATTATCCATAGCCTGTTTCATTCTCCCCATTGCTGCTTTCATGGAGAGTGCTTTCTTCTCAGACTTCTTTACTTTCCACTTTCCTTCATCATCTTTAGTAATATGCTTTTTACTTAAAGTTTGATAAAGAGGTGTCCTTTTCTCACCTTTTACCTTATCTTCCTTACGCATCTCTGAGAGATATGACTTATCCAAAAATTGATTAAAAGTCTTCATTTCTCGCACTTTTATTTTTATTTATCTTGGTTCTGTTTTCTTTGCTTTCTGAGTGCAGCATTAAGTAAATCTCTATGAGAAATTGCACTTTCTTTGCTTCCCACTCCAGAAACAAGATCTTTTACTTTGCCTTCAATTTCATGTGCTCCACCTTTTCTATGATAGACACCTTTCTTTTCTTTGGAGTCGGTAGACTTCTTTGTTGCCATTAAATTTCTAGGTTGATGTCCATGATAAACACCAATCTTCTTATCCCTATTCACTCTTTCTTTCCACTCTGAATCACTCATTGAAGACTTCAATTTAGCAGAGTGATGTGTTGGAGTAATATGATGTGCTTCATATCCTCTTTTCTTTATCTTTGCTGTCTTTCTTTCTGCTTTATCTCTTTGCTCAGATGAACTAAGACCTTGTATTCTTTCCTTTCTAGCAGAACGTTCTTTCGCACCACCAGACTTTGGTTTTAGTCTCCACTTAGGATTTTCGGTGCTTCCTGCATTATTTGCATACATTCCATCAGGAATACCACTATGATGCTTCTCTAATTCTGCTCTAGATGGAAAATGCTTTTGCGCTTCAATTACAAATGAATTAAATGTTTTTTGTTCTTTCTTTACCTTTCTATTTCTTGATCCTTTAGAGACTCTTTCATTATCAAGATTTCTATCTGCTTCCTTTCTTTTTCGCATCATTCTAGACATGAGTTGATACCCAGGTGCCTCAACATGACCAGAACGTAACATTGCTTCCGGTGAAGATGCAGCATTAGCAGCAAATGCTAATCCTAGAACAGCATTTGCTGCTTTATCTCTCTTTCTTCCTTCTTCAAGCATATGAATACAAAAAGTCCTCTGACTATTTATCTAAGGACATTTTAATCATCAGCAGGAGTAATAGATTGAATCATTGTTCTTATTCTTTCACGATGTTCTATGACTTTATTTTCAAGATCACCATCAATTTTTGCCCAGTTTTTAATCATATCAATCGTTACATTGTCGAATGAAATAAATTCCTCCTCTGGTGGTCTTTCAAAGGTTACCGTATGAAACATATAAAGTGTTGGTTCTGGATGTTCTTCAATTTCAGCAGGGAAGGAAATATCCATACTCACACTTAAAATGAATCCATCAGAACCACCGAATCTAATATCCGAAATTTCACCTTCATATGGTGATGTAACTGCTTCAGTCATTATTTTTTATTTTTAAAATTTATAAGTTTAATTTTATTTATCGCATACCTAAATAAAATCCAGCACCACAAAATGGGCTTGTACCTTGACCCGTTGGATGAAGACCTGAAATTGTGGGTGCAATTGTTCCGTTACTATTATCTTGGGCATAACTGAATAGTCTTGCTATTGGAGCATTACCACCATTATTCATTAATCTAAGAAGACTAGTAGTTCCTTCACCACTGTAATCAACACCACTAGGAGATGTTGCAGTAGTCATTGTTGAAGCAAAATAAATTGCTGCCCATGCCCAATCATATCCATAAGTATTACCAGGATGGGAAATTACGTTACCAGTTGGACTACTTGCCCCTGCTGTCTGTGATGCAGTCGTACTTGTAATTACCCATTCATGTATTCCATACGGATTACCATGAAACTCAAGTTCAACAAGTATATTCATTAAAGTAAACCCAGTATTTGTTCCATTAAAATGAATGTATAGTGGGTCTGTACTACCGTTCGCAGGACCGCATAGTGCATAAACATAACAAGAAGGACGTGCGGGATTATAATTACTTGTTGTTGAATTAACTACCGGTGTCCAAGTACTTACAGTACTTCTATTATTGGAAGTAAAATGTGATTGGGTAGTAGGAACATCAGTAGAACAAAAGACAAGTTGTAATTGAGTACTAGTTTGGTTGTATAGTCCAGCACCTACTCCTGTATTATTAGTACTTAGTTCATAATCATAATTATTAGCATTATTCAATCTCCATCCCCAATAACTATTTCCTCTACATGACCCAAGGTCAGATGTTCGAGAAGTTGTGTATGCTCCAGTAGAAGGATTCCGAAAACCAGAATGATTTGCAAGTCTCACACCTCTGGTGCTGAAATCCCTACCAATTGTCCCCGTCCAGTTTTCTAAAGTAGAAACACTAAATGGTGTTGTAGTTGCAGTAGCAATATCAACCTGACCATATGAGGGACCCTGACTTATAGCATTTACACCCATATTTTTTGATACTTAAGTTATAAATTATTTATTGGTACGATTATTTTTTAATTTTTCTACAAGATACTCAGCAAATGCCTCCATCTTTTCAGGATGGACAGCACTAATACCCGAATCTTCTACTGCACTTTCAATACTTTTAATTTCGTTTTTATTTAATTTTTGTTGCTTAGAAGGAAGTGTCATGACATCTTTACTGGTTCTCTAAACAGTCTAGCATAGATTTTGTTGAAACCCTGACTTATTTAGATTATCTTCAGATTTATATAATCTTACTCACTAATTGGACCCCAGGTTCCACTATCACCTTCTGTTCTAGATTCAAGTTTATCTAGGATAACATCAAATGATTGGATATTCTCAAGTTTTTGAATAATTTCTGCAATGCTAGAACATACAAGTGGACGTTCTTGTCTAGCAGCAAATGCAAGTGCATTTCTAAGGTGAGATTCTGCTTCTTGGAGTGATGCTTCAACGGATTTGCTAAGTGCCATAATAAAATTTATTTAACTGGATATTTTTGAGTTTCACCAACCCGACGTTTTGTTACTGTTTTGCCATTATCAGGTGATTCATAAACCCACCCTCTTTCATAAGCAAGTCTTACGGGATCATTTCTATCAATGGTCTCATCCTTTGATGTTGCAGGAGTCCATTCATAACCACCTTGTGCTTTAATTTCATCAGATGTCAAATCATCTAAATCCTTTTCAAAGTTTAATCTTCCACCACTTCTAAGATATGCTAGTAGGTCAGCAGCATATCCCATTTTTTGTTCAGACAAATTGCGTTCATCTTTTACAATATTAAAGATAGTATCAAATACTTCTCTTGCAGTTGCTCCAGATTGCATTGCATCAAAAATACTGTCTTCTAACCTAGAAAGAGAGTAATTTTTGTATCCTGTACTATTCTTCGTATCCATTTTCTTTGATGTAGTCATCAAGTGCTTCCTCTATCATAATCTTGATTTCTTCAGATGTCAACTCATTTAACCAAGTCCAATTAGGATCTTTAGAGTCCCACTTGAGACTAAAAGACCCATCATCATTTCTTTGAATATCCAGAGTATCTAATTGTAACTTATTTTCCATAATTATTCTTTGAATAAAGGACTATTTTCTCTATTAAATTTATCTATTTCATCAACCTTATCTTGAATTTCTTCCATACATGGTTTACAAAATGCCTGAAACTGATTTTTATTTATTCTAGTAAAATTCTCCTCAGTTAAATCTTTTACTGTTTGGCACTGGGCACATAATAATTGCTTGTACTCAGTGCTTTCTTGATTTTCCATTTTTACATAAACATTTCTTTATATATCAGCAGTCATCTTTTTTAAATAGTTTACGACATTTTTTTACCTCTTTAAGTTCATCTTTAATCATTTGGTATGCATCTTCAGCAGTCAATTTTTTTGCCATCTCCATAGCAGTGATAATTTCTACCCTAGTACCAAAATGTTTAAGTGCTTCTTCAAAACAGTTTAGTTCTTCATACATGATTTACACTATCCCAATCTTTTTGAAATTGCTCTAGACCTTTATCAGTCATCACATTATTATACATCTTCCAAAAGACTTTTGGTGGCATGGTACAAATATCAGCACCGACACCAGCACATTCTTCCACTTGATAAACTTCACGAACAGATGCTGCAAGGATATTGCACATAGTGAATCTACCATCACCAGTAAATACATTACGAATCTTTTTAATTAATTCAATTCCATCTACTGAATTATCAAACCATCTTCCGACAAAAGGAGAGATGAAAGATGCTCCAGCATTTTCCGCAAGAATTGCTTGTGCAACTGAGAATACCAGAGTTACATTTACTTTAAATCCCTGTTCAGCAAGTTTTCTACATGCCTTAAGACCATCCACAGTGCATGGAACCTTGATGGTAACATTCCATAGACCTGTAAATGCCTGTGCCTGCTCTACCATCTCCTCTGCGGTATCTGCGACAACCTCAGCAGAGATAGACTCCAGAGTAGTGAACTCAGCAGACATTTCTTTGATAACTTCCACTGGGTCACGTCCACTCTTTTTAATAAGAGTTGGATTGGTTGTTACACCAGCAAGCAGTTTTGTTTCATACGCAGACCGAATTTCATCAATTTCGGCAGTATCTAGAAAAATTTTCATGATTAGTTGTCTTTGTTGCTCAAATTATATATTACTGGATGAATAATGTAAATTATGCGTAATTATTTACTATCATATCGTGAACAGCATTTAGTTCATTCATCCGTCCATATTTTTTAATATGTATTAGTGGTTCCATTCCTGCAATTTCTTTATATGCACTCAAAAACATACCAAAGTAGTGCCAGCAGTTTGGTGGCATATATTGTGGTGATAAACAAACAAATACATGATCATACTTTTCTATTTCTGGTCTTACTTCTTTCTTATCATGCATATAGAATTCTGTATTCATACTATCATATATAAACTTAACTTTTTCATGTTTTAAGTCAAAACGCATATTAGGATTATGTATCCAAAGGAAAGATTTTAATTTATTTTTAGATCTTAACCATGCTCCCCAATTACCTTCATCTAAACGGTTTTGTTTCTCTACAAAATGATACTCTTTTTCAAATCCTTTATATCCTTCTGGTTCATAACTACCATTTATATAATCATCATGGTGATCAATATGTATCAAATTAATATTATCATATTTTTCCTTTTCAAGTTCATATAAAATTGCATCATGTTCATATCCAAATGATGCAGATTTACAATGCTTTATTACTTTCAAAAAAAGGTTATATACAAACATCAAGTTTCCTTGATCAATTTCATACTTTCTTTTTACACTAGTAAAGTCTCCTTCTTGCATTTTAATCCATCGTTCAGTTGGATTATGGTCATATAGTAAAGAATTATAAAAATGAATATCTGGCCACATTATATAATCCAAATCAATACTTAATACATTCTGCATGTTAAATCACTTGTTATTTTTTTATTTATTGTAAGATAAAGGACGAGGAGAGTTCCATGGATTAACTAGTATTGATACTCGTTCACCTAAAAAATAATCGACATTATGATAAACATTAGGTGAGAATATAACTAGTCTATTTGTTTTGGGGACTATTTCTGTTCCACACTCAAAAATTAAATTACCACCATCACTAACATCAACATAAGGATAGTATATACATGAACATATAGGAAGTGATAGTCCGAAATTATTCTGAAACATCATTTCATTTTTATCTACATGCCAACCAGATGGTCTAGTATTACTTCGTGCCCACAATTCATATCCACAGTGATTATCAATATTAAAATATAACTTTGCACGATTGATTATAGTCATACATAAATTTCCATATGCATGACTATAATCATTACGTTTATACCATTTTATATCCTTTTCACATAAATTTAAATCTTCTTTATTTTCTTCTGAAATGAAATTATCTTGTATTATTAATTTCATTTTATATCATACCCAATTTGGTTTACGGGATTCGTCACGAAGATAATTAGATGCAACCCAAGGTTTGCTGCTAATGTACATTCTATAAGCAGTAAAAGTGTCAATGCTTGTGTCATGTTTAAACTCATCTGGCATCGCACGGGTAAAGTTTTCAGCAAGGGTATGGCAACTTATTGCTTTATCAGCATGTTTATGAAAAATTTTCTTTGCTTCAAACAGAGTTTTAGAACAAGAATGAATCTTACCATATCTATGATGATACTCGGAAGAAAGAGCACATCCATGTTGAATCAACCATGCAAGATTGTAATGGTTTTTTGCTGCCCAAACAGTACATGGATGATTGCGGAAAGCACCTTTTTTAGTGCTATATGGGTCACCATCTTTCTTGTGAATTTCACCCCAATTTAGATACCACTTAGAGTAAATGATAGAAATCATTTGACAGCACTCTAAGGGCATTTTCACAATATGTTTATCAGGAAGAACTCTTGCAGATTGCATAGGGTTATCTGAAGTAACAAAAATGTTCATAATGTAAGTTGAATGATTTTAGATAAATCGATACATGCGAAAAATGTTTGTATTCCTACAACATCCCACACTTTGATTTTAATAGCAAAGGGAAGCATTAACACTCCCCCAACAAGTCTAAAGCAACATCCTAGTAATACGTCAACATATAACAAAATGAAATATCCTGTTAATAGAAGAGCACTACCAGTAATTCTAAGTTTTGCTGGTGTCATCCTTTAAATGATGAGGTTCGTGTGGTCTATCCATGGGTTGAGACTTGGTGTCATCATTCCTAGATAGATTTTTGATTACGATGAAGGCATCCTTATTATATTTACGAGTACCGTATTGAGTTGCCCACTTCTTATTATACTCTTCACCTTGGTGGATACCAGAGACTACTGTGCCACCAATTTCAACTACAACATCATCATAGCAATCCCACCCCAGTGTAGCAATTACTTCACGAAGTTTTTCAGTTACACCTTGATTGCAAAGTGCGGTTGCTTTGCGTGTAGAGAAAATACTCTCATCTAGAACTCTTTCTTCTGGGTCAAGTTTACCTGTCATTTACCAACTCCATAATCTGGTGCTTTAAGTTCGAGTTCTGCAATAGTTTTGTGCAATTCTCTGATTGCTTTTTTTGCTTCTGGAGTTTCATCCCACTCCCAGATTTCTTCACGACCTTTACTATCAATTTTTTTAGATTGTTTTTTGGTCATAATTTTCCTGATACTACTCCAGAGTTTACCACACGGGTATATAGATGTAAAGTACCATCTTGTTCGCACTTAAGATGCCAACGTGTCATTGTAATGACATTATCTTTATGCATACCAGTTAACATCTTTCTTCCCTGTTTTGTCATTGTAGAGAACAAACCAAAACGAGTCTCCCAGACATAAAATACATCATCAATAAGTTCAGCATTATCATGTAATCCCTGTTCTTTACATACGGAAAGTTGATCTTTTTCTTGTTCGGTCATAGTTCTTTAGTTAAATTTAGTACACCAATAACCCCCACGGGGTTTGTCAGCACAAATATAGATATTTGATGCTTTATCATTCCAATGCCTTATGACATTTGCCACAATGGCAACATTAGTAACCATGTAAGCAACAACAACAAGGGTGCGTATGCCAGCAATAATATCTGCTTCTCTGTTATCTCGTCCATCTTTCCGTCCTAATGCTTTTGCCCAAATTCTCCAATAACTTTTCATTTCCTCTTCACCATTTTATATTCAGACTTTTTTAACCCCAACCTCTCGATATACTTTAAGGCATAACACTCATCGGTAAAGGAGCAAACTTTTAAATCAGCAAAGTCTTTTCCTTCCATATGAAACAGCCTTACTGGAAACATTTCGTATGGAAACATTTTTAATTTCTCCTTCGGAATTTTTAACTGATTTGCCCTAGTTGGTTTTCTTACCCTTGTTGATTTTTTCTTTCTAGTAGTTGTCGGTTTAGCAGAAGTTTTTTTAGGTTCTGCTGCTTTTCTAGTACTACTTGTTGTTTTCTTAGCAGTTGAAGATTTGTTAGTGGTGGGAGTTGGTTTAGCACTAGTAGTTTTCTTTGGAGTAGTCTTTTTTGGAGTTGCTGGTTTCTTAGCAACAGGTTTCTTTGGAGTAGTTTTTGGTTTCTTCTTTGGTTCAGTCATTCTTCATCCACCAAATTTTTTACTTTATCAAACACTTCATCTATTGAATAAGTTTTTACTTTACCAGTATCAATATCATCTACCATTTGCATTAGATGTTCGAGAAATGCTTTAGGATAAACATCGTCCTCACCAAGAGTTTGCCAAAACCACTCTCTACATTCTGTATATGGATCATCATAATCAAGCACAGTATATCCATCATAGTTTGATGTCATAAGATCTACCCAGATGTTGAAGGCATGTCTAATATTTCTCCATCCAGTCACCCAACAATGACCTATCCAATACTCATACCAGTTCATAAGTAGCGGTCAGTTTGTTTTCCTATAGTCATTATACAACAAAAATCCACTCTCATGGTGGAGAAGTGGACAGTTTACTGGGTGGTCTAAATGGACAGTCACGACATCCAGCACCGCAACATCCTCTACTCATACAAATGTCTCCTTTACTAGGGAAAAGCATACTGAATTAAATTTACCACATATACCTTTTAAAGATACTTTTGTGTGCTGAGAATGTACTTCTATTTTTTCAATAATATATTCTTTATCTACTATGCAGGGTGGAAAATCATTATTACCCCACCGTTTTTGCTCCATGGAGCAACCAAGATATCTTACAGTATCACCTACTTCAAATGTTAAATTATTCATATTTAATTTTATTAGTTAAGACTTAAATTAGTTACCGTAGAGTCAAACATTCCAAAACTACCAGTTGGTATAATATTTAATGCTATAGAGTATCTATCATTTAAATCATCATTTCTTTTTACTTGATGTTCAATGTAATGAGGAAATATAACTAATTCACCATCACTATCAGGTGTAAAAGAAAAAGTTGTTTCAACTAATGGTGATGGTGAAATTTTAAAAGTTTGTTTATGGGGATTAATAAACATAATTCCCCCAGAAATTTTTTTAGGGTAATAAACAGCACTAAACCAACAATTGGAATGATGATGAACATGAGAAAAAAAACCTGGTTCAGTTTTTGTTCCCCAAGAACTTGTTATTTTGAAATCAAAATCCCCAGAATACTCATATATTTCACGAAGAACATAATTAAAAGCATCATATATTTTTTCTTCCAGTTTTGGAAATTTAACTAATATATTGTTACTTTTTGTCGCAAAAGATCCTTTATGTAGGTCGTTAACAGGAACATATCTTTCAGTTTTTAACTCATCAGCTATTTCATTATGAGCAATATCATCAATAACTGTTGATATTATACTGTGAAAGAAAACAGTTTTTACATCAAAAAACATTTAATTTTTATTCTTTAGTCATTTCAACTTTTCTCTCTTCGGTAAACAGATGTTTGATATCATCAAAATTAGGAAGATCTTCACGCACAAACAAATCCATAGCACCGAGGATTGCTTTTACGTCATCAATAGATTCAATTTTATTTGCGTCCAAACCCCAAAAAGTTTGCACTTCAGTTTCGTTTGCCATGTTTCGTAATTTCATTTTTAATTATTCTAAGTAATTTATATTACTTTGTCAAGACGGTTTTCCCCACTAAAACATTCCCGATTCATTCATATAATTAAGTGTATCATGCATGTTACCAAGATGTTTGGCACCAATAGCAACCTGAGGATATGTTGCCTCAGGTCCGAACTCTGCTTCAAATGCTCTTTGAGTAAAGTGTTCGTTGAGGTTATACTCATGAAACTCTCCACCCATTGACTTAAGTAGTGCTGCGATACGCTCACACTCTTGACTACCATTTGAATAAATTACTGCTTGCATGTGTCTTCTTTGTAAGTAATGGTTATTTGTTTGTATACTTCATCTCGATTATCACTGTTGTATACGTTACAACGTTCGATCTTAGCATCTAAGATCTTCACTACATTATCTATCTGTAAATTAACTACGAACTCTTTGAATACAGGAGTGAGTCCTATCTTATTAGATCCTGGTGTGTTAAAATCATCCATTATTCAATACCTGGTGGAAAAGTTTCAATTTCAGTCAGTTCATAGTCCCAATCTTCCATGACTGTATTGGCAAGGAATCTATCAGATAGCATTTCAAGTTCCTTCTCAGCATACTCTCTGGTCTCTGCTTCCAACCAAACATCAACTACCTTACCAAGTCTAAGTTTCTTGATGTCTAACTCAGACAATCTCTTACAGGCATCTCTCACGGCATTGCCAGGAGAGTCATCAACCTGTGATCGTAATCGGACAAATACTAATGCTTTAAATTTCATTTCTTAGATTTTATCCAACAAGGTTTACATAACGAATTTGTCCAACTACCATCAGGTGCTTGGTGTCCTATCTGAGGTGCTTGATTCGCTGGAACCATTTTACCACACCCAACGCATTTTGTCTCCCACATTTTCATAATGTTCTCTCAAGTCTATTCGTTGCTTGGTCTGGAAAATCTCTTGGTCTGCTATCAGTAGCATTATCAGTCTTAGGAGAACCTTCATTCGCCTTCATAGTATGCTGATAATTAGGTCTTGGATATCTAATACAGAATGGATCAGGCATCCAATAGGTTACTTGCCATTCTTGTTCAGGACATAATTCAAGGTGCTTCTCTACACTATGAGAGAAAATACCAATTTGAATGTATCCATCATGACTAAGACATCTACCATTACCAATGTCAACTAGGAATAGCATCTTACTACTCATAGCAGTTCTTGCTCTGGGTTGAGGTTTTTTACAAATTGCACAGGATCCTTCTCTGACTTGTGTACCCAATGGTACTGCATACGTTCATAGATGGGGTTCCATGTTTGCACACAGACATAATCAGTCACGTTGTCTCCAGTCATCTGGTTTGTCTCTTTGGAACCAATCTTTGATGTCATCAGCACTGTTGAACCCCGTTTTATGATTAGATGGGTCGGGGTCTCCTAGTCCCATCCTATTCATAAAATCATCTATGCTGCCCTCTTGAATATCATGTGCTGACTGACGACGTGCTCTGTTCAACCAGTCTCTGGCAATCGTATGAGACTTGGCGAGTTTCTCCACCCAGATCATATCATCTAATTTAACTTCTTCTTTATTAGCAATCTTCTTACAGATAAATTCTAGTCGTAGTCTGTATTTGGTAGAAAGCATACGGTTTAGTCTCTAAAATCTAGTTTAAGTTCTAGGTCTTCTAATCTATGATATTCAGCATGTGCTTTCTCTTGACGATCACACACAATACTAAGAATATCATTCATTATTGTATCATTATCAATATAATCATCCAGATACTTGTCAATTGCTTCTTTTAAGTATCTGTATCTATGCCATTCTTGTGAATAGGGTTTGTAGTTCATAATAAAGATGAATCTTTTTTTATTTAGTTTTATTATTTAAAGCTTTTCTTATTCTTTTTGCTGTTTCCATAGACCTTCTCCAAATAAAATATTTTACTATTGGATTTGAAGGGTCATTTAGTAACCACCATTTCCACTTGTTAAATTTAGTTTCGGATAATTTTGAAACATATCCAATTGCTTTCATTACGTTCGGATCCATGATTGAAACATACAACACGAATCCAATTATAATTAACCAAAAATACTGAGAACTCATTAGTTCCACCTTAGAGTTTGCAAATAATTAAGAACATCTTTCCTAACATCCATCAACTCATTATAGCACTCCTGATTGTGAGCACATTGCCTCAATTTTGGGTCTGGTTTAATTACAGATTCGATAAAAATATCGAGTCCACGATTCCATTTATCTTGTTTAGATTCGGGATCATCAATATTATTTTGATCGTGCATAGTACTTCTCAGTAGGTTTTAATATTCAGAAAGATAGTCCTCATAGATTTCCCAATCTAGGTCTTGCTCACTAACATAATCAATGAGTTCATCTTCAGATAATGGGATTTCATCATCTTCACCAACATAAAATCCTGCTTTACATACTCCAGGACCATACTCTGGTGGGTCAAGTCTAGTTGCATTATGAATGATGCGAACATCTTCAACTACTGCTACAACTGTAGCATAACCTTCATCATCAATATCAAAATTGTAAATTAATGTTACATCGTTTGACATAATTCAATAACCGTGCCTAGAAATCATTTGTTCCATTTTATCTTCTCTATATTCCTGTTCATCTTCTTCTTCCGTAGTATCATAGATACCAGTGACATATTCATAAATGGCATCAGCATCTACATCTAAGTAAAAAGTAGAAAAATAAGGCATTAGAGTAGTTAAAGGGGAGAGGACTTTACTATATATTCACAAAAACCAAGAGTACATCATCCCTCTTGGTTTGTTTGTGTTTGCTCAAATTCAGCATCAATTTTGTCATAAAGTTCAACAAAGGTTGATTTAGTTTCATCGTCGAAACGATTTAGACAAACTCTGATTGCTTTATCTTTTTTACCAAAGATAGAATATGCTTTGATAATATGAACAAGGCGACGAGTACTAATTACTTCATCAATACCACCATCATTAAAAGTCTTGCGAATAATATCAGACCAATTACATAGATGTGCAATGAAGTCAGTATGCTCACTAACCATAGGAATTTTAAGAGACTCTGCAATTTTAGTCAAGATTTTAGTCTCAGTAGCAACAGTTGGATATTGTTGCTCAAAAGTTACAGGAAACCTTTCTAGAAATGCTTCATTCAACACATTGGTGCCAATAAAACGACCATCATCAGAACCTTTTCCTTTAGTGTTAGCAGTAGCAAACACATTAAAACCAGGAGAAGGAGTGATATGCTTACCAATCTTTTTCAGGAATGTACCTTTGCCTTCAAGAATACTTTGAAGACAGAGAATCTTATTAGATGCAAGGTCAATCTCATCGAGAAGGAGGATAGCACCTCGTTCAAGAGCCTCAATGACAGGACCATTGTGCCAGACAGTATTACCGTCAAGCAAACGGAAACCACCAATAAGATCATCTTCATCAGTCTCAATAGTAATATTCACACGGATGAGTTCTCTACCAAGTTGAGCATATGCTTGCTCCACACCGAACGTCTTGCCATTACCAGAAAGACCAGTAATGAAAGTCGGATAGAACATATGTGACTGAATAACCTTTTTAATATCCGGGAAGTTTCCGAATGGTACAAAAGTACGATCTTTCTGAGGGATAAGGTTTTGAACAACAGTATTCATCGTAGAAACACCTGCAGAAGTGGAGTTATAATTTTCCTCTAAATCTTGAACAGTTTCTTCAAGATTCCACTTACCACGTCCAACTTTATATTGTTGAAGATATTTAGAAAGAGTTGCGTAAGATGTATTCAATTCCGATGCAACCATCTTCACAGCATCAGCACCAAATTCAGTACCATATTTTTGCTTGAGGATAGTCAGTGCGTGTTCGGTCATGGGGTTTGATTGATTACCTTGTAATTATAGGGCAGAGTGGGGCAGAGTGGGGGGCAGAGTGGTCACCCCCCAAACTGGTCAGGAAATGAGTTCAACAAAAGAACCAAGCATTTTTTTGTTAGTCTTTTTCCTCTTAAGCATTTTAGTAAATGCAGACTTAATTTGTGCCTTAGTTGCATCTTCAGGAACATTAAATTCTTCATCCTGAGCAAGAGAAGATGCAGCAACCACATTAAACTGGTCAAATCCAGTGTCTTTAAATTGAACACAACTCTGCTTTCTGTAGATAGCAGAAACCTCATCATAAGAAGAATTTCCAGATCCATACCAGCTCCAGCAAGTACGGAAATCCCGAGAAGGAGTGATACGGAAGTTGATGAAATTTACTGTAGAAAACTTATCCTTAAGAGTTTGTAAAAGAATTTTTGCATACTTAGGGAAATTATCATACTCAAATGGTGCATAAACACGACCAGTCTTCCTATCACGAATCGTTGTACGATTCCTTCTAGTAAAACCAACATACTTGTGGTCAGGGTCACGATATGAAGTACGTTCAACAGTAATTGCATTCTGATAACCTTCACCATCAGTGAGAAGAACAACATTTACTTTTTGAAGTTTGTTCTTCTTTTGAAACATCGGAATAACTTCATGCATTACCATTAAAGTTTCACCCAAAGGAGTTCCCGAAAGTTCCAAATGTAGAGGAGCATATCCACGATGATACTGATAAGAGTATGCAACAGCCCAGATATTTTTAAGTTGCTCTTCAAGAACACGGTTGTTAGTAGTGCTAGTAAAGTAATTCATCAAACGAAAGGATTCTTCTGGGGCAATAATTCCAGCAACCTTTTCATAAGTAGGGAGATGATCTTTCTGATGATTAATGTAAGAAGAAGGGTCCATAGTGAACGCATAAACCTCAAATGGAATGTTCACTTTACGGCAGAACCAAACTAGGTTCAGAAGTTGCTTGTAAGCATCTAGAAGAAAGTTACCCATAGAACCAGACCAATCCATAATAAAAATTAGTCCATGGTTTTTGCCGTCAGGAATGACAGAAACTTTCTTGAATAGATCTTCATTGTACTTGTAACTATGAAGTTTAGATGTATCAATAACACCAGTACGAGCAACAGAAGAACGAGCATATTGATCAGCAGACTTTTTACACTCAAACTCCTTTACAAGATAAGAAACTTCTTTCTCTGCACTTTTCTTGTACTTAGTATACTCCTGACAAGCAAATTCAAAATACTCCTTGATGTATTGATTATCAATATTGTAATAAGCAGTTGCTGCCTGATGAATATAGTCGTTAGGAATAATTGTATTGTCAAGATTCCACTTAGGAAGTTCAACATAGGTTGTATCAGAAGCATTTCTATTCACCAATTCTTGTGCTTTTTCATCAAAAGAACGAGAAGTAGTTGACTTCAGTTCGTCATTTCCATCTCTTGAAGGGGATGTTCCACCACCACCAGAAGATTCCTTAGAAGTAGTATCAGAAGACTCATTTTCCGAGTCAGAATTATCAGATTTACCTTGACGTTGAGAAGAATTATCACTTTGCTTCTGAGTATTTTCGGAAGAATCATTTTCTTCACTATCACCTTCAGTCTCTCCATTATCATCGGAGTTGGATTCATCACTGGTTCCAGAAGGGAAAGGAATATCAGCAATTTGTTGTTCTTCTTTCTTATACTTTACATATTCTACAATTTCCCTAGAAAGATTCAAAACATCTACAAAAGATTCAGTCTGAATTGCACGGGTCAAAAACTCGTTCTCTTCGTCAGAAAAAGCAATGTTATGAAATGCACCAATTTTATAATAAAGATTGATACGATCAATGAAAGAAAGTTCATCAAGGTTTTCCTCATTAGTAGAAAAGAAATCCTCAGTATTTAATTCATTATAACCGTTATAAAAAGTTCTAGAAAGACCAGGATACTTATGTTTCATAAGACGTTCAACACGAACGTCTTCTAGGACGTTTACGAAATCCATGGGAACTTCAGGATAATCGATAGTCCAATCGATATTATCAGTAAAAAGAGCATGACCAACTTCATGACCAACGAGGAGGTCATAAACAATTGGAGATGCTTTATCCCAAGTAGGGAGAACCAACACACGACGGTCAACATCAAAGGATGCAGTTGGAACTTGCTTATGCTCAATGATGAGATTTTCAGTTGCCAGACATTTGGCAAGAGAACCTTTGACTTCTAGGTTGACGGACATCTGGTGTGGTTCTGAACTCCCTGTATTATGGCATAAAAAAGGGGGGTCATCACTCCCCCTCAGACACTAATAAAACCGTCTACCACCAAAGACGGATCTTGGTTCTCAAAGATACAAAGAAACCTCAAGACAAAGATATAGTATCACTTAATCTTGAGGTTGTCAATGTTGACAAATATAGTGGTTTTTCAGTAAAATCACTCTGTTGGGTTTGAAGGTTCATCTAGTTCATTAAGAGCTTCTAATGCACCTTGTACTTTTAAAAATTGTTCTTTCTTTGAATTAAATTCAGTTTCAAGTTCAACAAGTCTTTCACGGAGTTCTTCTGCACTTTTTTTCAGAGTCTCCTTCATTTGTGTGGCATCCATAGTGTTATTATTATAAAATTACTACGAATTTATTTATATCACCAGTTTTTGGTTGTTTTTGGACCAACATAATATGCTTTAATAACAGGAAGTAATCCAAGATATGGATTTCTCAAATCAATATCTGTTTGTGCATTTCCTGCACCACCATAATTTCCTAATTGGTGATTGTGGTTACCTACAGGATTAGTGTTTATACTGTGATTATGCTTACCAGCTTCATTAATATTGTGAACATGATTAGTATTGTCACCAAAGTTGTGATTGTGAGTATGATTTCCACCAAGTGCTACTGGTGCTTGGTGATTATGCCTACCATCATTTCCTATATTATGGCTATGATTACCAGTTGGACTAACATTTATTGTGTGCTGGTGTTCAGAATTATTACCGATATTAATATCGTGTCGGTGATTACCTGTTGGCTCCACACCACCTTTCAATTGGTGACCATGCTGTCCTCCAGTAGAAGGAACAGAAACATTATGTTTATGTTGACCACCAGAACCTACGAAAACACTATGACTATGCTCATTCTCGGTAGATGTAGTTAACCTATGAGTATGTTCAGAACCATTAGAATAAACTTCAACACTTGGACTACGTTGATCGGTGCTATTTGTATTATCTGCTCCACCGTAATCACCATTACCACTTTCGGTTGAACCTTTGTTTGAACCATATGAGTGAGAATGTTGTCCAACATATACATCAGGATGCGAGTGTGCTCCATCATCACTAGTACCACCTTTATGTCTATGCTTACCTCTTTGATTTGTATTACTACCAGGGTGACCATGGGACCCACCCTGGTTTGCAACAGAACCAGGGTGAGCATGGTGACCTATTGGGCTGATGGCAAAGTCATCATTGTGTCTATGCGTTCCATCTCCATCTGAACTACCTGGGTGGTTGTGTTTACCTTGCTGACTTGCTGATGCGGTATGTTTGTGTGAACCTTGACCACCAGTTTCTCCTGCATGGTCATGATTAGCAGTTGGAGTTATCTGAACTGCGTGTACATGCCCTGGGTTACCTCCCAGAGCAAATGGGTGTTGGTGTATACCTGCACCATTATTGGCATGTTTGTGATATCCGTTCTGAGTTGCACCTGCTCCATGCTTATGCAAACCATTAGAAGTAATACTATGATTGTGTGATGGAATATCATTATTTTTTAATTTGTGTTCATTCCTACCACCAACATCACCAACTACATAATTAGCTTGAGTTGTATTGGTATTTTCACCTGCCCCCATTGGAACTCTTTCTAAGAGATTTGGAAGTTTTCCTGCTGAACCAAATGTAGACCCAAGAATAGAATAGAGATAACTATAATCGGCATTTCTTCCCTGAACACTTCCTGTTCCATTAGGAATTGTGTTACCATTACAAATTAAATATCCTGGAGGTGGAGTAGAAGATGCAAAGTAATGAACAGAACCAATTGGTGGTTCTTGCTGCATCCACATCCACTCAACACCAAGAGTTTTACTACTATTTGCAACTAATACTTGGTCATTAGTACCAACATCAAGCATCTCTGCTCTATTCTGCTCCTTACCAACAGCTAATTGTCCTTTTTCTGTCCATCCTTCATCGTCAAGGACCATACCTTGACCACCAAGAGCAACAATGTGGCAGGATTGACCTGCTAATGGTGCTCTGATAAACTGAATTCTTGATCGATATGTTAAAGGAGATGTGCTCTGAATTGGAATAATATAATCAGCATCAGGTTCTAATAACGTATCATCATTTAGATATACAAGTAAGTTTGCAGCACCTTCAGGTGTAAATGCAACACTGTCTGGAGAAAATAAGTTAAATGTTTTTTGAGAACCATTAAACTGTGATGCAATAGACAGAAGTCTGAATGAATTACCTTTTGGATAAGCAGTTAAAGTAATTGGTGGTTGTGGAACATAAGTTAAAGTATTAACTAAATCTTGAAGTTGAATTATGGTATCACTACCATCTGCTCTTAAGAAATGTGATTGCCCAGATGTTGTGCCACCACCCTGCTTGACGAATGAACCACCAGTTATACGTCCAACAAATGTTGAATTACTTTGAACACATAATCCTTGACCAATAGAAACATTCTTGTTAATTCCTAGACCACCATCAATCTGAACAGCACCAGTATTAGGATTGCATAATGTATTATTTGTAGTTTTTGTGTATTTAACCGTACCAGCAATGGTTAGATTGTCTTCAAGAGTTAATGCACCTTTAATTGTAACAGTGCTATTAAATACTGCTGGTCCAATTTCTCCACAAACATAAAGGTTCTTAGCAATACCAACACCACCAGCAACTCTTAACGCACCAGTTGAACAAGAAGTTGCTTGATTCTCTCCCCTTATGGATACGAATGAAGATGATCCAGGATCACCTATAGTGATTGAAGAAGCAGTTTGAGCAAAATTAAGTGTTCTAATATTAGCATTAAGTAAATTAAATGTTGTTGTAGTAGGTGTTGAAATTGTATTTCCACCAACATCTAAAGTTCCTAGAATATTAGTATTACCACTAGTATCAATCTTTAATTTTGTTTCTGATGCTCTGGTAAATTGCTCACTTCCAGCAGCAGTTGTTGTTGTTGGATTTGCGAGTTTCCAAGAATTTCCATCACTAGCATCAATACCTGCATACCAACGAACGTTTGCATTATTCTTAGATCTATGCCAAGATAGAACAACATCACCATTACCTTTTTGGTTGAGTTTTAAATGATTTCCAGAAAGTTCTGTGCCACTATTGCTATTCTCAAAGTGATAATGACCAAGTGATGTAATATTGAAGTTTTGATTTGTACCAACAGTAAAGTTAATGTCAGCACCAGAATCTAGTGCTTGAACGGTTAATGTTTTATTTTCACCTCTTTTAGAAATAATAGTATTGCCATTAGATGAATCATCGATTACAAACGTACCACCAGAATATTCACCATCTTTAGTGTGTAATGCTATCTTTGCAGATCCAGAAGTATTTCCAATACCTAAATCGAAATTGGCACTATCAGTTCCAACATTAATTGTTTTGATTTCTAATTTAGCACTAATATCAGTATTAATGCCCAAACTATCTCTTGTTGTCCAAGTTTGATAAACATTCGCATTTACATTAGAAAGAATTTGTAAATTATCTTCAACTCTTACAACACCATTTCTATCATTAGGATCACTATCTAATACTAGAGCACCAGTTCCAGAAACTTTAGTAATTGCATTATCGTTGAAGATACCAACATTAATATTACCAAATCTACCACCAATTCCATAAACATTAGATAAGAAGTCAACCCTACCAGTGAATGTAGTGAAACCGACAACTTCTACATTAAAGAATTCCTGAGTTCCACCTTCACAAAGGAGAGTTCTATATGGTGTTAGACCAGTAACGGGGTCAATCTTGGAATTGGTAAAGTATCCAGTTCCTCTTACTGTAATATCTTGGAAGATAACATCACCAAGTTCCTGTCCTTGGTCTAGTGTTAAAACACCAGTTATTTGTACATTCTCTAGGATTGTTTGATCACTTACTCTTAATTTTATTAAGTTCTGAGGAACAGGAACATTGCCGATTCCCAGATGATCTATCATTAGAGTCTTTTCATCGGCAACTGCACTAATGAATCCCCACTGTCTCCATTCACCTTCGGTATAAACGTGACCAATGTAACCATCAATTGGGTTAGAGATAAATTTGATGTCACCAGGAGTTTTTGCACTAGAAGTTGGAGTAGAAATACCAACTGTTAGTAGTTTTGCTTGCTGTGCATTTCCTTTTAAGAATAAATTCTTAGTCTCAATACCTAATTCTGAAGTATTGGTTACTTTGTTTGTAAAGTTTACTGGACCATAGAATTGTGATGTCTGGTTGGTATTCTCACCACCCTCAACAGTAATTCTTCTTCTTACTAGAAGTTCGTCAAAAATTCCACTTGAAAGGTTTGTATTTTCACCCTCAGCATCATCACCAGTGTATGTGATAACAGGTGCATCAACTACACTTTCCTCACCAGTTGCAGAACTTAGTTTCTTACTTCCAGAGAAAAATTCACCAAGGTCATTCATACCAGTGTAAACAACTGAACCACCTCGTTGTTCTTTAGACTGAGACTTAAGAACTTCCTGCTCAGACAGAATTCTATTCTGCTTCTGTGGCATACCAGTTGAATAGTTACCTGGACCAAATCCAAGATATTCAAATGTATGTCCAGATGCTCTCATGAATGATGGTCTTCTCAATTCTGAAGGAATTGGGAAGATTTTTCTTGCTAAAGTATTTGCTAATGCCGTAGTTTTTATAGTTCCAAACTTACCACGTAATACACTAAATGGATTTGATGAACCTGAGATTCTTACAATTTCATTATTAATCTGATAATACTCACCTCTAATTACTGAATCTGGATCAGAGAAATTAATTGTTGTAGATGTATTGTCAAATGCCGAGTTTACATAATTTATTTTTTTATCATAAAGTGTAGTTGCTCTAGAAGCAATATTTTCCTCACCTCTACCAAGAGTTTTTGCATTAGAGGAGAAAACTCTTTTTATAACTTTTCCTGTTGAACCAAGTGCTGTTGAACCAGCACCTAAAATCTCAACTGTAAATGTAGTTAGACCAACAACACCCTTAACTAATACACTTGCATCAAATGCTGTAATACCCGTGCTTACGATATTGATATTGTTACCTGCAAATAATCCATGACTATTTGATGTAGTAAATGTTGCAATACCAGTTTCGGTATCCGACATTTCAAAAGCAGAAATAGATACAACATTTCCAGATGGAATTACATATCCAAGTTCACCACTACTATTAGGATCATTTGTACTAATACCTAAAGGTGCATTTAGTACAATTGATTTTGCTGATGGAATACTATTAACTTCAAATGCATCATTTAAGTCATCAACATAATATCCATTGAGTTCGATAGCATCAGTAGTATTGTCATTAATTCCAGTAATTGATATAGTGGCATTTACTGTTCCACCAGGAATACTTAAATCATCACCAACTGCATATGCAGAACCAGGGTCAAGAAGTTCAACATTAGAAATACCACCAGTAGCATCTGTGGTTACTTTTGCCGTAGCACCTTCACCATTTGATGAAATTGCGGTTAATTGTACTGAAAATAAAGTAGAAGATGGTGTATAACCAGAACCAGCAGTATTTGTGAAGGTTTTAATTGAATTTAAATTATGTTCAACATCAGTGAATACAGTAATTGTTGAGTTATTAGTTCCAGATAAGTCTAGTTGAGTTACTGCATAACCAACTTTAGTTCCTTTAATGAAATAATCTAGACCTTCTCTAGTGATAGAGTGACGTTTATCATTAGTAATGACATCACCAATAACTTTTAAGTCGGAGTAACTTACTGATGATTTTGGATTAGTATTTAAGTTATCTCTATCTTGTTGAGGGTAAAGGTTTCTTACGTCCTGAGAGAATTGTTTTGTATATAATCCATATCCCACATTGGAATCAGGTGATACCGATGAGTTTAAACAAACTAGATGATAAATTCCGTCTTGTCCATCATCACCAGGTACATGCTTTTTAACTTGATTGACACGATAGATGAAATATGATTCTTTATATTCATCTCTTGAAACTACTGGTAGTGCTTCTCTCTGTTGTCGTGTATTTCTTAAATTAATATCATTGGCAAATGTTCCGGGTTCTACTCTTACACCATCAGTAATATATTGGAATTGCTTACTATTAAGGATATTTGTAATGGTATAAATTCCATTATAAGTTGAAACAATTCCAACAGATAGTGGATTATTTGTACTTCTAATTTTTTGTACCTTTACTTCATCACCTTCGATAAATCCGTGAGGTAACTCGGTCGTTAAAGTAATAACTTGTGAATCAGCAATTACTGGTGCTGCAACTGCATTAACAATAACTCTTTCGTTTCTTAAATCTTTTGTATTCGTTAGTACATCATTCGTATATGAAACACTAGTTACACCAACAGTTTTTGATTCTTGAACTACATATCCTGCTTCAGGTGGTTTAGCATTATCGTATTCCTTAGGGATTACATAACGTAATCTATATACTTTATCATCAATGGAACGATTATCTGACTTTCTTCTGAAGAAAGCTGCAGATGTTTCTTCACCTAAGGTTGCAAGACCAGTAGTAACGATTGCTGTGTAAATTCTGTTTACACTACCATCATTGTCACTAATTAAATACCAGTTATTTTCTACTGGGTCCCATTGTATTGGGTGCCCAAGTTGACCAGGAACTTTATCTGATACTCTACTTACAATTTTTAGAATACCACCATTATTATTGATTCCTAAAACAGGAGTATCTGATATCGCATCATTTAGGGATTGAGCAATCTTTAACTGATTTGAGCTAAGTCCACCACCAGTAATAGCATAATAAATTCCCTCATTATCCAAACCATCGGGAGTTTGTCCAGTGTCACTAAAGACTCTAATTCTCTCACCATTAAGGAACTGGTGAGTTTCTGTTAGATTGATAGTATTATTACTAATAAGGTTTTGACCATTATTTCTATTTACTTCATATTCTTTTCTTGCGGATACCCTGTCTCCAAATGGTACAGGCATTAAAATAGGTGCAGTATATGTTGTCTGTGCCGTACCTACTGTAACTGTTAAACTTAAAGTATCACCATCTCTAGCACCAATTCTAAATCCATCAATTTGATAAGGTGGGACAGTATCTTCGTTAGTTTGGTCGAAAATATAAAGTCTTGATGGATCTGGTGAGTTGATTGTCTTCTCTACATCAAGAGACAACCAGTTTACTTCGTTCTCGTCACCGAGTAGACCTCTAGGTGGAACAATGTGTGTAATATAACCAACATCATCTCTGTCAAATGATTCTGGTTTGAAACTAACTGCTTCTAATGATGTATTACCGAAGTTGGAGTTGGAGTTAGTAATTGATTGGTCTCCACCAGTCTCTGCCACAAAGTGTTTTGCAAAACCGATAGCAAAGATGGAAACACACTGAATAAATGCATTATTTGAACACTTGATGTGGAAGTTTTCCCAATCTGGTTTAAATATTGCCCTTGAATTAGTGTGTAGGGGTTTCGATAAACTATTTGCTGGAAGAGTATTCTCTTCATAGAAGGTGCCATTATCATATAGAATGAATGCATTATTATCTTTCTGAAGGCTAACGCCAGTGAACTGAGCGGTCACCATTGACTTGAATCCAGTGGCTTTGCTACCATCAGCGTGCATACCATTCATACCAAAAACTGATCTCAGTGAACAGTTAAAGATATATGGTGATGCAGAACTTACAGTATCAGAACCAACTGTAACTGTTGCAGTATCGAAGAATGATACGTCAGGTAAGAAGTCGAGTGGTGTTTGGTTAGATGTATATTTGAATGTATTGATACCAACAACATCACTTACTGTGTATGAACCATTATATGATTCACCATCTATTGTTACTCCACTAATTAAGAATGGACTATCAACATATAGATTGTGGGGTGCAGTATCTCCCGTAAGTTTGTTTGAAGTTGTTACTGTAATCTCATTTAAATCACCAGTTCCATTACCGTTACCTGCTTTAATACTGGTAATTCCTAATGGGTTTGCATCAAGTGAACCAACAATTCTAAATTCATCGACAGATGGTTCAAAGTCCTCGGTTACTGGGAAGTCACCAAGACCTCTACCAGTAATATCACCATATGCCTTTGCGACCTTGTAGTAATACATATCAAGGTCAGATAGGTATGTCTGGTAACCTGCCAGAGCAACCATATTTACACCGTCACCATACTCAAAGCAGGTTACTTTATGGTGTGAGTAGTTAGGAACTACTTGTGTTCCAGAATAGTCTTTATATACACTCTTTGTTGGGTCTGCGTCAAATAAACTAAAAGCAGTAAAATAACAAGTACCTGTTACGTTTAAGATACTTGTGGTCTCAATATTATCGTCTTCTGGATCGGGAACATATAATGGACGAATTTTGGTTTTTCTTAGGTCCAAACCAATAATTGAAGTACCTCTAGGCAGTATAGCACCACCACTTACAGAGTTGTACTTGTATAAGTCATTTGATGGACTTAGAATATCAAAATTGGTAAATTCATTAAATTCTGTTAGTGTTGTTTGTTCCCAAATGTCTGGAGCAGTTCTTCTTTTATATACTGCAGATCCACCAATCTCTTCGATAGAATAACCAGGTCTGTTATCAATGTAGTGAGTTCCCGGATAAACTAGAATAGTCGTTCTATCTATTCTATCATTATTCTCACCTGTTTGGTATGAGAATCTAGCTGCTTCTATTAATGCTCTCTGAATTGTTTTGAATGGTCTCGTCAGTGAATTACCTTGATTTTCAAAACTATCAGTAGCATCAAAATCCGATGGATTCACATAAAGAATATTACCTTCAGCATTCTTAAGAAAATTCTCTAGTCTTGATAATGGCATTTTATTACAACAATAATACTTTATCTAACTTATTTATCAAGACTCGTAATAGACTTATCTAAATTCTGGGCCAGTTGCCCAAACAACCAAAACATCACGAATTCCAAATGATACTGAATGTGCTTTATGAGGTGTTTTTGAGTTGAATATTACGGTATCACCATATTCTTTTCCTAAAAATATATGTTGTCCATATTGATTTATTAATTCCAATTCACCATCCCCATAATCTGAGGAATGACTAAATTGAACACTTAAACTCAATTTTCTTACAGAACCTTCAATATGACTTGAACCGTAATCACAATGCCATTTATAATTTCCATTCGGATAATATTTAAGCAATTGGATATCCAAATGACCATCTAAATCATAGTTAAAATATATATCATTATATTTTTGTAGATATTTCTGAATTATTCCACTTACTTTTGAGTAATTTTCAGCATCTAAATGATTCGGATAAGCAATGCTAGTTAAACGATATTGTTTATCATCCTCATAAGATATCTTTTGCTCAGTATAAGGTAAATGTAAGCAAGAATTTTTTATATTTTTTATATCTTCTTCTTCAAATTTTAAGAAATAGTTTGACTTTACTACTTTATGTATCATAATAACAAAATAAAAAGCCTTCGACAAGATTTGAACTTGCGACCTGAGCTTTACAAAAGCCCTGCTCTACCACTGAGCTACAAAGGCATACGGGATTGATGGGACTTGAACCCACGACTTCCTGCGTGACAGGCAGGCGCTCTAACCAACTGAGCTACAACCCCATTAATCTTTAGGCATTTCCTCTGGATTTTCTAATTCTAATTCATAAATGAGTGGATGACACTCTTCCATAATTAAATAATTTGACCAGTTGTACATGTCTTTGGATTCATAAGAAACGTTGTCTTTTGCTTCCATTATAACATAAGGGTCATCTTCCATTATTGTAGTTATAGAATCAAATGTAAAAGGTATTCCGTTTATGAAATACATATCTACTATAGTGCTATTGTGAAAGCAATAATTTGAAGTGATTTTGTATGTCATAATACAATACCATGTTATTTTTATTTATTTTAAAATATTACTTTCATAACTAGGAGGATTATACTTTAGGTATTCCCAAAAAGTCAACTTCATTTCCTTTAAAGTCATTCCACAATGCCTTGCTGCTGCTGGGAGATTCATTGTAGCATGAAACAGTGCTGTATTTGCTTCCTTAACATTTGTTGGGGTAGTTTTTACTCTTTTTTCGATTTCTACTTTATTTGCTTTAATCAAACTAAAAGTTCTCCCTTAAGTTCTGCAAGTTTTGCTTCTGCCAATGCTTGAATACATGTCCAATAAAGTTCCCCACTAACTGGAAAATTTTCATGACAAAAATATTCAGCTGTATCCTCATGCAACTCAGTCAGTTGACTAAGTGTGCTTCTAGAAATGTTCATGGTAAATTCGTCTTACCAACGTATTATAGCATAGACTTTTCGACATGTCAAAAGTCTTGTGCCAGTTATCTAATTGGCAAAGTATGAAACCGTTTCCGTATCAAAGTCTATAATTGACCTTGCAATTCTTTGACCTTGTGTTTGTGCGTTCTGGGTCTGAAAAGAAATAGTATTAGTAAATGAACGTGCAGCAGGGAATGTATTTGTTGCAGTGGGATTTTCCCAAGAGACACCAGACTCTACCATACTACCACCCTGATAAGCATCCATGTTTACGACAATAGGGTTTACACCTATAGTGTAATACCAGAAACCACGTAAATCAACTTCTATCTCAGTAATTGTTGGATATACACTAAAAAGTGCTGACCTATCAATATAGACCATTTCTGTTCCTGTTCCCGTGTTATCACCTGCCCAGAATGCAACGTCAACACCATTGACTGTGAGTCTATCTTGAGCACCCCATCCCAAATATCCAGAGACATTGGGATTTAAGAAACCAAATCTAATATCTAAATCATTTCCATCACTAATTTTGTAGTTGAATACAAAGTAATCACCATAGATAACTCCAGGGTCACGGAAATCAGCAGTCTTGAAGTTTTTATATAAACCAAATGAAACGGGCATAATTTAATATTAACTGAAGTTGAGTGATGATGTTCCGTAAACTCTAATTGCTCCTGTTGAATCTTTGAGAAGAGCAAAACTTAGAATATCTTCATTATTTGTTGGGTTTGGTGCAATACCACCTGGCCAACGTACTCCACCTGAAACACTAGTTCCATTGATACTGCACTGCTCACCATAAGTAATTAATGAGTCTGAATCAACGATAAGAGTGATTGTAGTTGATTTAGATGTTTCTGTATTGATGCCAGTAAATGCCCACTCCGAAACTGTTGTTGTTAGGAATCCAACTGCAATAGTTGACGTAGAAACATCAATAGTTAGTTTACCAGAACCATTAGGAACAAATTCATCAGCAAAATCACCAATGATGTTCTCTGTTACTGCACCCTCAAAGTGTGCATATCCAGCAAGTCTAGCATCACCCAATAAGTCCAATGATGACCTAGGTGTTGTTGAACCGATACCAACTTTATAGTTGCTATCTACAATAACATCACCTTCAAATTCACTTCTACCTTGTACTAATAGTTGTGCCGCATAATCACTTGTTACGGTTGTACCAATGCCAACCTTACCATCAGTCTTCCAAATATTTTCATTGCCATCCTTCTCCCAGTTTGATGCAATATAAATTTCACCATTTTCGTATAATGTTCCAGTGAAATTAATATTACCATTAACATCCACATTAAACTGAGGAACTGTATTACCAACTCCCAAGTAATTTGATGAGGGGTTATAAACTAAGTTGCCATCATCAACTTGTGGAGTTCCTGTATCATCTACAGTCTCCGTAAACATCAAATTGAATAGTTGATCTGTGGAGTTATCTAAAATACTAACAGATGCAGCAGCACCAACAGTAACATTTTGTGCTGGAGACCACCTTGCTGGATTTGGACCTTGTGAGGTTAAGACTTCACCAGAAACACCTCTTCCATTAGTTGTATAAATTAAACCGTTGAATCGAACATCACCATTAACATCCAATTCATATGCAGCATCAGTTTTAATTCCTATTCTATTAGTAACTGAAATATCAGTTGCTGCGATGCTTGCAACACTTAATGTATTTGCAATTGAAATATTTCCTGTTCCACCACCTTCTAGGTTGACATTAATTGCAGTAAGATTTGCAATAGTTGCTACCCCAATATAACCGTATGTTACAGTTGAAATGCCAACAGTTGCAATTCCTACAGTTGAAAACTCAACGTCTTCACTTGTAATATCTGCAGTTGAAATGGTTGCTACCCCAATATTTGCATCAACAGCATTAACATACTGAATAGTTGCTACTCCAATATTTGCATTAGTTGTAGTTGTATATCCAATAGTAGCATAGTCTATATCTGCGTCAAAAATACTGGTAATACCAGAAAAACTCTGATTAGTTGACTTTAACTCAGTAATAGTTGCTAAACCAACACTAGAGTATGTGCCAACTTGACGATAGACGGTAGATACACCAGTTATATGTTCATCTTCCGTTTCAAATACTGTTGACTCTAATGTTGTGGAAGTAGTTACTCCAGAATTAATGTAATCAGCATTAAATCTTGTACTAACTAGGGAATCAATAAGTGATGTATTAACACCAGTAGCATCAGGGGCACTTATTGTATTTACGTTGATATATCCTGCTCTTAATTTTCCTATCTTACTGAAAGTTGCTTCATCATCACCTGGACGAAGAGTTGTTGCGCCGGTAATTGCTTCTGGATTTCCAATAAAGGCATTTGCTTTTACTTTCCCTTCTGTTCCTACTCCAGAAACGTGTAATCTCTCTGTTGCTACGGTTGTGCCAAATCCAACGTTACTTACATCTGCATAATAAAAGAGTTCGGGGATTTCTTCTAAGAATCCATCTGCCCCTTTCATTTGGAACTGCCCAAGGTCACCTTCGGCAGCACTGTCTACAATAATTGTTGCAATACCTGTTTGTTCAGATGATGACGTACCAACATATGCTACTGATACACCAGCACCAACAAAGTCCAAAGTAAAGAAACTACTTGCTGAACCAACAAGAATTCCTTCATCTCTAATAGTAACAGCACCAGGAACAGCACCTAAACCAAGACCCGAAAGTGCATTAGTTGGAACCCAGTATCTACTAGGTCCAAATGATGTTCCACCATACGATGCAAGGATATATGCATCACCTTGAGGAAATGGTTTTGCCCCAATTGATGATGGTCCTATTATTGGATCACCAAGGTCTGGTTCTGCCTCTGGTAAACTTAGATACTGATACCGACTAGTCGATAATGCATCTTGAGCAAGTTTTATAACTCTTTTACTTTGAAATTCAGGTACGCTCATTTTAATTATTGATTAAATGTTTCTAGGATACTAGTTACAAATTTTAAATTATCATCAGTACTTGCACTAATAGAAATAGTATCGGATGTTTCTAATACCAATTTACCTGCAAGAACGTTAGCAGTATCATTAGGCAGAATTGTAAAGTCTTTTAGTAATTCTGTAGTTACTGTTCCAATTCCAGCAACGTTTCTATTATGGTAAAAACTGAAAGTATGTGGTGTTGAATCTATATTAGCAACCTGTGCTAAAAGAGTAACACCAACAAATCCAACTGGTGCTTCATATACAACTTCAGTTGAAATACCAGCTACTTTAGTAACTGTCCTAAAATTATTAACCGCAGCGTTTGCAATAGCCATTTTCTTTTAAATACTCCTATTAGTCTGTTAGTGCTAGGATGAATGGTGTCATCGTTGTGAATAGTGCTTTAGTGAAGTCTCTACCAGAAATAGAACCAGTTGACTGATTAATAATAATTCCATCACCGATTCTAAAATTACCTGCTTGGTCTGTGCTTGTGAATACAACAGAACCACCATTATTTTGAACGACTTCATTTTCTTGTATAGTTACACCACCTTGTGCAGGTCGTGCTCCATTAATGTCGTTGCCAGCACCAATAAATTCAAAAGCATGAGATGAAGTAAGTTGTAAACTCAATCTCGACAAGAATGCTGTACTACCAGCACTTACGGTATTATTTAGGTTCTGTGCTAAGGATACAGTAGATAAACCAGAAACTGGTTTTGTTGCTTCAAGAATTGTATAATAAATTGGTTCCATAGCAGTTGCGGAAGCAGTTGCAGTCGTTCCTGCACCTGTAGGTCCAGCAATTGTTATATTTGGTGCTCCAACATATTGTGTTCCATTGGTAACAACATTAATTTCAATAACAGAACCATTCTCTATAGTTGCAACTGCCTGTGCGGTAATGCCATTTGGACCTGTTGGTGCATCAATCGTTATTCTTGGTGGAACATCATAACCAGAACCACCATCAGTTACTCCAATAGTCTCAACAATTTCATATAAAGTATCGAAGTAAAGTGCTTGACCATCATATGGTCTTTGTGTTCCTACACCAGAGATTTCAATAACATTCTGTCCTCTTGATGCTTCTGCATTTACTTCACCGGTATATCTGTATATTGACTTAGATAATGGACCACCAACACCTTCAGAAACAAGACCAAAAGTACCAAATGATGAGTTGGAGTTGGTTAAATCGCATTGACCACCAGACTCAGTATAAATTGCAATGTCGGTACAGATAGTGAAGATAGAAACTAACTGAGCATATGCACCATTAGTAACAGAAACTCCGATACCACCTTGATTGTATTGAGTATAAGAGTCAACTGACATTGAACCAGTGACACCAATATCATCTTTATCACCAAGTTCTGCATCAAAACCGTTAATCCTCATTCCAATACTCTTTGGAATGAAGTTTGTGCAGTTTCTAATATATGGACCTTGTGTGATTGGACCAACCCCAGGTGAGAATGAAGGATCATTTGGATTATTACTTCCAGCACCATTATTGCCAGGATATGTGGTATTGATACCAACACCTAGAATTGAGGGACCATTATCAATAATTAGATTGATTCCACCAATGCAAGAATAAATTGCCGAAACCACATTAGTACATCCACTTGGATGATTGTTCATCCCCGTGGATGAATCTGCTTGAATTGATAAATCTCTAACTTGAGTATATTCTGACTGATAATTAATTCGTTTTTGTACTTCTCCACCAGATGAATATGTATGTGGAATTGTTGAAAGTCCAGTATTTACTTCAAATTGATTTGTATTTCCTACACCTAAGACTTCAAATGTATATCCATAATTTCCACTTGGATAGTAATAAGTTCCAACTCCAGTTGAGCAAGTAAATCCTAAACCACTTAGGGTTACAATATCACCAGTTTGCAATCCATGACCAACAGAAGTAATCGTTGTTATTCCAGTTCCACCATCATAATATGCTTGGATAACTGGGGTTGCAGCACCATCGGTTTTTCCTGCCCAATGTGAATTATTAACAATGGAACGACATACACTTGCTGCATATGTTAATGCATCCATAGTTTCTGTCTTAACTCCAACAATATGCTGAAGTGCATCACCACTATAATAACTCAATCCAGCACCAACACACTTAGAGTTTCCTCCTCTAGTGATATCATGCATTACTGCCTTCAGAACATCCTTTACATCGTCTCTGCAATTTTGAGAATCATCTGGATTTCCCTGTGCATCAAGAACTTGGAATGGTGGGTCTTGATAATCTGTGCTAGTTAAATATCCTACAGTTTCATGTGCAATAAAATCAATGTTATTGCGAATCAATCTTGCCCCATCAAAAAATGCATTACCAGCAACTCCTAGTAATGGTTGGAATGCAATAACAGCAGCACCATCTTGTGCTTCTTGTCCTTGGAAACTTAAATCTGTAATATGACAAGCATTATTTACATAGAATAAATCGTTGGCAGGATTTTGTGGACTAATTATACAGTTACGTAATTCTGCACCTTCTACAGCAACATTACGTCCTAAAATAATTGGATTATCTTCTACATAAATTCCAGGGAATACTTTAATAGTATCACCTTCTTCTGCAATCAATGATGCTGATTTTACTGTTCTCTTAGTATCACTTTCACTCAAACCAGAGTTTGCATCATCACCACCTTGCGAAACATAAATTGTTTTTCCAACTGGTTTAAATGCCGAAATAGTTACCTGCCCCTTTCCGTTAGATGGACTTAGGGTAATACCAATACCAGCAACAATTGTTGTAACAATACCACTTAAGAATTCACCACCACCAACAAATTGTGCTGCTGTTACAACACCAGTCACATTCAGGTCATTAAAAGTTGCACCCTCAAGAGCAGAAAAGTCAATATTCGAGAATGTAGCAACACCTGCAACTCTTAAGTCTTGAACGGTAGAACCAGCAGAAACGTTAATACCATTAGTAACGTCTACTCTACCGACTAATGTGCCAATACCATTTGTCTCTAAGTTTTCAAAGAAATCAATTCCTAATGCTTCTTGTAATGCATCTTTGGTGAACTCATCAATACCACCAATATTTCTTAATTCCGCAACACCAGTTGTACCGACACCAATAACTGTCTCTGAACCAACTCCAATTGATGCAAATGTTCCAAATCCAGTTACATTTAAAAATTCAGTTTCAATACTTGGAGCAATAATTGAACCAGCACTGTCTTGGAAAATAACAGTATTAAAAATAGCAGTTCCAGCAACTGCTACATTAGTGAAATCTGCTTGACCAGAAGAATATACGTCTGAAAATGTAGAAAATCCACTTACATTAAGTGCATTTAAATTTGAAATATCCAAAGATGATAGTAATGTATCTCTTGTATTACTATCAATACCTCCTAAGTTACTAATCAATGTTGGTGTAATATCACCAACTGTTATAGAACTAATCCCCAAGTTACCAGAAATATAAGCATTTCCTTCAACATGTAAATTCCATTGGGGTGATGCTGTACCTATACCAAAACTAATAGTATCAGGAATATAAGTCAGTTCAAGTGAATCTGTAAAGACACTTGTATCTGTATCTGTAAACTTAACAAAAGTTAAATATTGTACATCGACATCATCTGGATTATTTTGAGCACTGATTGAAACCGCAGCACCAACAGATGCAAATGCAGTTCCAGTAATATCAATATCATAAGCACCAGTTAATCTTTCTGATGGGATAATACCATCAGTAATTCTAGAAGCATCACTTAAAGAATTTGCAGTCTCTGCAATACCAGTGATATTGGCATCATACGTTCCATCAAGTCTTCCTCTAGGAACAGTTCCTCCAGTTATTTCATCTGCATTTGTTAGTGCATTAGCAGATGCAACAGAAACATTATAGAAACCCGACAGTCTATCTGCAGGAACTGTTCCTGAAACAATATTACTTGCACTTGCTAGTATTGTTGCAGTCGTAGCAGTACCAACTAAATCACCTTTAAATTGATTTGCCGTAACCGTAGTTGCTCCAACAATTCCATTATCTGTCAGATTTAAATTATCACCAGGTTGTATTTCCTGTATCTGACCAGATTGTGAATTTGCTATTAATGGATATCTATCTGCCATTAGATGTCTGATTACTTTTTTCCATATAATATATAGGTTCCCAACAAGAATCAGTTTTCATATTCAGAATAATCACTATTTTTTAAAGTACTTAATCTCTCTTTAATATCTTTGATATCATCCCTAATAGATGCTGCTGCTTGAAGTAAAGACCAAGCAAATAATTGAAGTCTATCCTTTTCTTCTTTTAATGCTTTAGACTCGTCAATTATCCTTAGTGTTGGTTGTTTATATTCAGAGATAGCATTAGATAAATCATCCAAAGCATCATCAATATCATTGTCATAACCACTACATCCAGATCCTCCACCTGGTGGTGATGAAGTATATCCATATGTTGCTGTACTTTGTGTTCCCCCAATGGTTACTTTTGTTCCGAGTGATGCATATACTGCAGAACCAGGGATAACTTGGCTAAACTGACCATAAGTATTAGATGTTACTGTTGGCCATTGTTGATTGCCAATCCAATAATCTGCTCTTCCAGCACCAACTCTAGGTTCTTCAACGGCATCAATTATAAAGTCATCACCTGGACGACTAATTCTTATTTCTTCAGATGCAGTAAATGGATTCCATGACGCAGAGGATTGACATCCGTTATCTGTATATTCAACACTATGCCCTGCACCTAGATTTCCATCACCTCGTCCTTTAATTGCTTCAATTCTTTCGGGGACATATGGATTTCCAATAGGATTAAAATTTCCTATACGATCATCATCATTTTCAACATCAATTACATAAAATCTTTCACTTGTCGCAAAACCACTTGAAACAGTTGAAAGATAAAAACCAACTGTTTCTGTAATAACACCTACCCTAAAAGCACCTTCTTGGAAAGCATTAATAGCAGGTTTATCTATTGTTAGTGTCGGTACAGTAATTGTTGAAACACTTAAAACACCATCTGAATTGTAATAGTATAGTTCATAGTTGTCTGTGCCAAAACCAGTGATAGCAGTATATCCATCAGCAGACAAATATTCACCAAATCCAGCAGTGGCACCAGAACCAATTGGTTCTAACAAAATCATTCCAGTAGTTAAATTGCTACTATCACCTCCCCCAAAATGGTAAAAGGTATTACTACCTGTCGTAATACCACCAATAATTGAAGTACTAATTCCTATTACTTGTGTTGTTCCAATGCTTACAATTTCTGGTAAATTTCCAGGTTGAAAAACTTGAGGATTACTTAAGTCATCAGTAATAATATTTCCAACTTTAATTTCTCCTGGAGCATTTGGGGTTTCATCACCAAATTGACCTAAGTCCATTCCTACTGCCAAATCACCAGAATTTATGAATCCAATAAAATCACTTATTAATTCTGAACCATAATCTCTATCCATTGGTCTTTGCCAATACTTTATTCCATGATAATTAGTATGTCCATGTACACCATCATCTCCATTGCATCCATCTGGACCACCATTTATTACAACTTCATAAACTTGAAAACTCTCTGAACTTTGTACTCCACCTTGACCGTAGTTAGTTACAGTGTAGGAATCCACCAGTTCCCATATCAAATTAGTTCTACAACCAGCATTAAATCTATCAGTATATGCCTTTTTAACTTTATTTACGGCATCATTAATCCTTTCTACATTATGAGCTCCATCTCTGTCCATATTGACTACGACATCATAAACTTCATCAATTTGAACATCGATTAAAGTTAATTGATCTAGTACCCCCACTTTTTGTTTTTCTTTACTTTCTAACTCCTCTTCTAATCTCTCAATAATACGTTGAACTACAGACATAATATTATTTTCTAAAAAATCTTTTTATAATGGTATTTATTTCTTATAACTGCTTCCATTGAGATGGGTGAGTGCATCCTTGGTGATGCTTATAATATTCTGGTTTAAGTGTGACTCTTAAATCACCAGCAATTGCACATCTTTCATTTACTCTTGGAATTGTCTTTTTTGTATGATGATAAGTTCCTGTTGGCATCAATAACACTGTTCCCTCATGTGGGGTTATGGTATAATGGTTGCAATTAAATTTATTAAAACCAGTCATAACATTATGTTTATCCGCAACATCAAACCATCCCTGACATACTTGGTTATGATTATCATCTGGCATTCTACTTACAACGAATTTATCGGAACTGTCGTCAGTATTTAAGTAATATACAAAACTTATATTTGCTTCGTTATGTTTATGAAATGCTAATGAGGGAGTAGTATCATCACGATGATATACTACCCAAGATTTTACAATATGATAATCCATCAAATTATAATTAATTCCAAGAACTTCTAGATATTCATTTAATGCTTCTTTTAGTGAAACAAAGAACTCAGAATATTCTTCTTTTAGATGTACAAAGATTCTAGAAGATGCTTCTGGAGATTCGTATTCATATCCATTAAACCAATATTGTTTCAAACTTTCAAAATGTTTTTCCTTGAATTCAGAATGACATTTTATTTCAGTCTGATGAACTGCTAAGGGAAAAACCTCATGCGTTTTGCTCATATTATATCATAACTTATATTCACTATTATCTCCTGGATAATCTTCTGCTGTCAACCCCTTGTATTCTGGAATATTTTTAGCAACATCTTTTCTTTCAGCAGTTATTGTGTAGTAACAATCAATCTTTGAACCAGTATTGTTTTTTATAATTATAGTTTGACCCCACTCTATCCTGTCAAAGTATAATTCCTGATGCATTTTAATCGGAGTCAATTGAACTCCTAGAGTTTCCATATCAACCAATCCCTTCCAATAATCTGGTATTTCTATTTTATTATTATTTGTTAGTCTTCCCCTAAAATAAACCTCTGCTGCTGGTCCTTCAAGACAGACGTAACGTAATCTATGATCTTTTTTAGTGGGATGTAAAATATCAAATGGTTTTTTAGAAACTGCAATCGTAAACGCCTTCGTTGCAACCTTAAAGGTTGCATTTAATGAAGCAGCAGAAGAAAGAAAGTCAGCAGCCGATGCAATTCCTCCAACAGTTAATTTACCTGCAACAAATGCACCTGCATTATCAACAGATGTTCCATTGCCAATATTAATAGCATTTTTTAAGTCAACACCATTTTTCAAACTCAATGCATTCTTAATTGTGGTCCCCAACTTTGTTGTTAATCCAGTAAATGTACTAATTGCAAATACATTTAATGTTCCGACGATGTTTGTAATTCCAGTTACTTCCAATGATGCGGGAACTGATAGACCAGGGAGAGGTGGTCCAATCATTACTGTTGCTCTAGCAAGACCAACTTGCAGTGTTGCACCACAGTAAACTGGTCCATTTAAAACTGCTGTTCCAGGACTAACTCTACCAGTACCAGTTAAGAATGAAGTATCAACTTGTCCTACAACAAGTTTATCCCCTACTGTAGAAATTGAAGAAAGGGCAGGCATAATTAACCACCTATAATTTTCAAGAATTTTTTGAGATTTCCTAAACTATTCAGAATTTGTCCAATAAATGAACCTTGGAATACATCAACCAAAGAAGCACTAGACTGCTGAACACCTGCTGCTGATTCTACGTAGTTACCTAGTAATGACGTAGAATTAGTTGCAGCAATATCAATATTTGTTCCTTTTACCCTACTTGCAGGAGCATCCATTTCAACGATTTTTCCTGCTTGAAGTGTTAGCTCTCCAGAACCGTCTTGAGCCATTATGCGAATATTTTTTGCCTTAAGGGTGATTTGACCATTTGGTGCTTCAAGAACAATATCACCATTTTTTGCAATTATTGACTTTGCTGGTTCCTTTTCTTGGCAATCTAATCCACATACTTCTGTCGAAGTCCTTAAGGTGATATCTGATTTATCACCATCTCGATAATAAGTAAATCCAGCAGACTCATCAGTAATGACAGAATAAGAACATTTCTTCCCACCAATTATCGTTCCAGCTTGAACTCTGTATCCAAAACCTTGTTGCCACCATTCCTTTTCCTGTTCTGCCATTTAATCCACAAACTGGTTTTCTTTATTTATTACACACAATCGACGTAAGAAACAACACCAACTTGGTTGATTGTTCTGACCTTTGTATATAGTGGAGTATATTTAAGGATTGGGTATATAGATGCACCATCACCAGTATTGGTAATTATTTCTATAGTAGGATATTCTGAAAATCTAGAATTACAAGTAAGAGAAGTTACTCCAATTATAGAACCATTAGGTGCAAGTAATGGAATATATGAACATGGACCTATCACAACTCTATCACCAGAAGTATATCCAATACCTGGAGTTACTGGAACGACAGAGGTAATTATACCAACACTGGTAGTTCCAACACCTACTGGTCTATCAATTAATGGAATATTGACTAAACCTTTTCCGTTATTCAACGATAAAGATAAAATATTATTTTCATTTGGGAAGTTATCTTCAATTGTTTGAATTTGTAGTGTACTTATGTTGGATTGTACAATAAACTCTCCTTGTAATTTAGTACCTGAAGCCAAATCATCTGGAGTTACACCACTGATAGTATATCCAACTTTTTCACCATCATTTATGTTTTTCGTAGACAATGTAACAACAAATGATTCCCCTTCACTAACTCTAGGTTTATTACTAGACAATTTATAAGTAGCACCAGGAACTACAGGTTCTCTTTTATTAATTAATGGAACCTGAATTGAACTCCTTCCATTATTCAGTGTTAATCGAATAACTTTATCTTCTTCAGAATTATTTCTTAAAGTTTTAATTAAAACTTGACTTTTATTTGAATTAACAACAAAATTTCCAGTTAAAGAACTTCCAGCAAATAAGTCATCAGAAGTTACACCACTAATTGTGTATGAAACTCTTTGTCCATCATCAAGGTTAGTTGTTGATAGAGTAATTAATACATTTTCACCTTTAAGAACTGTTGGTTTATCACTAACCAGTTTATACCGAACACCAGTATCAGGATCTGGTCCTGGTGTAGGTCCAGGAGGAGTAGGGGGTCCAGGTGGTTGTGGTGTAGGAGTAGGACCAGGAGGTTGTGGAGTAGGTCCAGGAGGAGTAGGGGGTCCAGGTGGAGTAGGGGATGTATCCGTAATACTAACTGATGCAAATGCTCTCCCATTATTTAAAGTCATCTTCATGACTTCAAATACTTCATTTAAGGAATCTAAAGCAGTTTCAATCGTGACAGTTGCTTGTCCATTATTTCCGATAGTAAACACACCAGTAGTATTTCCACCTACAACATCACCACCAGATATTCCAGATAGTGAATATCCAACTGAAGTATTACTGGGGACATTAGTTGTTGTTAAAGTGAATGTTACAGAATCTCCCTCATCTATAGAAGTTTCAGATGCACTAAGAGCATATGTAGCATTTACTGGTGGAGTTGGCTCTGGAGGTTGTGGTGGAAAAATAGGGGGAGGAACAGGAGTAGGTGGTGTAGGTCCAGGAGTAGGTGGAGTAGGAGGAGGAGTAGGACCAGGAGTAGGTGGAACAGGAGTAGGTGGAGTAGGACCAGTATTTCCACCACCAGGAGGAGGTGGTGCAACACCAGGAGGTGACTCACTAGGATCTGTTGGTTCTGGTACTAGTAAAGGAGTAGCCAAATCATTTACAAACACTAAAGTATTTGCAACTAATGTTCCATCTTTATCAAAAAGATTAAAGAACATTGTTTCAACTGCTTCTGGTTCACTATCTTGTTCTACTTTGATAGTCAACGATGCAGTATTATTATTAATTTTTATTTTTTTATTTAACTTTTTCAAATTAACATCACTTAAATTGATGTCACCACTAATCTCATATTCTAATTTTGTACCATCAGGAATATTTGTCGTGTTAATAGTAAACTGTACGGTATCACCTTCAAATACTGTATATTTGTTTGCTGTAACAAGATATGTTGAAGGTGATACTAGATTTGTATAATCACCTTTACAAAATCCACTCCCTGCATTAATAACATATATTCCACTAATACTTCCGTTTTCTATATTTACACCAAGTTCTGCTCCAGTACCATGATTTGTATTATCAATAATTACTGCTCTTGGTGCTTTCTTATATCCTTTACCCGCATTAAGAACTTCAACAGTTAAAATTGAACCATTATCAGCAACAATAGGAACTGCCGATGCCTGTATTCCATCACCGTATATTCTAATTTCTGGTGGTATACATATTGCTGCTTTTATTCCTGGTGGTAGTGGTGTTATGCTGTCTTGTCTTGATGGATTAATTGATTCTTTAGAACAACTCTTAAATGGTGAATTTCCAGTATAACCAAATAATGAAGTAAAACCCATTGCTTCGTCAATAGATTCATTGACACCTTTAAGAAGATCTAATTTACTTAATGTTCTTGCCCAACTATCTTTATAATTTCTAAGTGGTCCAGTCAAAGGACTCCAAGTAGATGCTGGTTCACATTTTAATTGATCGCAACCTATAAAATTTAAAATCTGCTGTGCAACAGAAGATACCTGACTTAATACACTACTAATCTGAGATAATCCACCCAATAACCAGTCAAGTCCAGACATGACTGGTTCTAGTATATCATCAAGAAATTCCATCATTTTTCCAAGAATACCAGCAGTAAACTCCTCAGCAGCACAAAGAGGTGCATTGATAACTCTACCAACCATATTTGTTAGTAGATTTTCAATAAATTGTAAGAGTTTTGGTAATAAATTTTCAAATAAACAAAAGATAATATTGATGATATTTTTTGTTGCTTCTGCTACTGGAGGATGTTGTGGTAATGGTAAAATTTTTGCAATAAAATCTCTAAACAATGATGTTACGAGATTTATAATTGCACCTCTCATATTATTGACAATGAATTTCACAACGCCAGCAATTCTGCTTGCAAACCCCTTTATTGATTGTGTAATATCAACAAATGTATTTGCAATTGGGTCAATATAACTTCCTTGGAATTCTTGTATGACAGAAATGAATCCAATAAATTCGTTCAATATACTGGAAATTTTTCCAATTAAATTATCATTACAACCATTTTCTCTAACTATCGTGACTGTAGATAAAATTGCTGCATGTTTAGCAGATGCTTTGTCTTCTCTTGTTAGTTTATCTGCACCAGGGACTGTGGTTGTATCTCCTCCAGGAGTTGTGGGTTCTGATTGGGGAGATGGTATTTTGCCAGGAGTTGCACTAGAACCTGCTTTTGGTAATGGGCTTGGTGATGTATCTGCACTTCCTTGTATGACAGTGCTTAATGCTTTTTGTTGTGTTGGTCCTTGAACTAATTTTCCTCGACTGGCACTAAATGGTTTTAGTTCGTCTTTTATAGATTCTAATGGAAAACTACCAACACTTTCATTTCTATGAATACAACCAACAACTACTGGTTGCTGTGCTTCTTCACCATCAATAAAAAATCCGAAGGCAGTTTCTCCACCAGTTAAACGCAATGTTTGACCAACACCACCCTGAGCAGCACCATCAGTACCAGTGGTCATTACATGTGCCCAAGGCAAGTCGATATCAGGTAATACTTCCCTATCAAAAGGATGATACCCAATTACCCTTACCTTGCATCTATATGCCCAAGCAGTTCCTAATGGATTTTCAACAGTTGTGGTATCTGGATCGGTCATTTCGGTTCTCCAGACACTTGCTGGAGCAATTTGACCTATCCACCAAACAAATCCGTCTTTTCCAATAAAATTGGATTTTAGTAAAGAACCTTCAATCATTTTTTATCAATCTTCGTAAACTAAACACTCTGGCTCTGATGGGTTAGCATCACAATACAGTTCTAAAGGAGTAGGGTCATGATGATCACCTGCTTCAATCTCTTTTTTATGATTCTCTGCATAATCCTCTAAGTCATGCAGTTCACCCTCAATGTGACGACGTTGTTGTGGAGATATAGTTGAGTTATCTAAAATCTCTTTATCAACTTTTATATGCTTTTCGATACTTTCCATATTTACCTTTTAAGTAGATGTGCCATATACACCGTAACTATCTCTAATAAGTTTTAAAGAAGTTACCATTTGAGAACCTTCTATGTGGTGCCTTAATTGACTTATCAAATAATTTCCACTTTGTTGTTCATCAATTTTGTCAGAACCACCTTTAATTTCTGGAAATTCACAATAAACGATATCACCAGATTTTAAATTAACATTACATGGTACTGTCATATTTAGGGACTGAGTAAAGAGTAAATTATATCTTGCTGCTGCTTTTGCCATATCTGCAGCATCTCTTCCTGATGGGTTTGAAATGTCCTCAGTATTATCTAGAACACCAGTGTCGGCAATTCTTACCATCTGTCGAGTCCATCCTTCACCCAATTCTTCTGATAATGCAATATCATTATCAGTACCTAAAGTTAACTGAATTTGTTCTTTTAATTTATAAATATATGTTTTACAAATTCCACTATAGTAATCATAGAAGTATGTTTTATTTACATACATGCCTACTCTTAGTGCTTTTAACAAATCAATATTTTTTTCAATCTTATAATTTAAGATTCTAAATTCAGCTCTAGTATCATCATATGATGTTGCTCCTGTATAAGTATAACCCGGAATCTCCGTATTGTCAGCTGACCCAGAACCAATTTGTGTGTTTGAAACCAAACTTTCTATACTTTTAAAGTTAAATCCATCTTGATTCTCCCAGAAAAAGAATCCAGCAGTTCCTTTTGCTTCACCTTCTGTACTTCCATCACCAGTATTTCCCCCACTACCATTTACTACTGGTAACCCCTTTGTTCCTAACCAAGTAAGAACTCTAAATGGTTTTCTTATGTTTCCTATAAAACTATATGAATTGGAAGTTTGTTCAATATTTTCTTCTTTATATTTTGTCGTCCCTAAATCTTCTTCCAATATCTTCTCTACGGTAGTCTTTAGATTACCTGTATATTTTCTTAAACACCTTGATTTTTCATTATTTACTCCTTCAAATGAAGTAAAATGAATGGTGAAGTATTCATTAGTATCTCTAGGATTAATATTACTAACTTTAAATACATACATTGAGTATTCCTCATCCAATGTAAATTCACCACTAGGAGTATTAACACTAAATACAAATTTTTCACCACCCCTAATGGGTAGAAAATTATATAATGATGTTGTGTTAACAACAGTTACTGACATAGTTACGCATGGAGACAAAATATCCTCATAGTAATCAGAATGAATAATTATATTGGATATATCCACTTCATTCTCACCATCTAGAGAAGTTATGACGGCATAATTAAATTGTAAACCACTTACTGCTTCGTTTGACATTAGGTATCGTTTAGATTAGTTAAGAATATCTTTTTCATTAAACTATTTACCAAAGCACTGTCGGAGATTCCACCAGGAATTATTTGCGAAGGAGATCCTCCCCCACCAATTGATGGTGCTCCACCCACCCCTCCAGGAGAAGATGTGCTTGGTAATATTACAGGTACAATTGTAGTTGAAGAACCTGGTTTATCATAAGATGGGTATTGTCTAATACTTTCTGGTGACCTTTGTAGTCCTCTTGAATCTAATTCAAATCCACCTTTAGCATTGGGGTCTATTTGTCCTTTTGGTGCTACTGTTCCGATGGCAGTAGATAGACTTTGAATAAACTCATCAAATTTTTTGGTTTGTGTAAAATTCTTCCCATAATGCTTTTCCCAATCAACCATAACACCAAGTTCAACTAATGCTGTGGGTGATGCAGCACCAGCATTTACTGTTGCATTTCCCTGAGTGCTTGTTCTAAAACTTCCAAGTTCGGGATTAGAAGATGAAAATTCACTTAACGCAGTATTGATAGGTGCGGCAAGATTTGAATCTTCATCATCTCCTGGTCTTGTTATGGTCATAAATCCAGTGCTTCCTTTGGCATCAAAATGAAGTGGTAGAACTCGAACACCCTTTTTAGATTGTGATTTAATATACTTATCATATGCTTGATATGAAGAAAATGACTCTGGTTTTACAATAGCAACATTATATCCCTGTGCTTCTAACTTTGCTTTTAATTTTTCTGCAGCAGGATCTTGATGCTCACGCTCTCGGCCATCAGCACCAGTATATGTTGATTGTTTAAATGATGTTTTGGCATCAGTATCTGGAAATTTTCCAGATAAAGAAGATGGAACATGGTCTAAAGGAATAATAATATCATGTGATCCTGTAGGAGAAATACCTGCGATTTTCTCTTTTTTAACCACATTTGGTGATGATTTTGAACCATGTGCTCCATGACCTACAAATGCTTGTGTTCCTGAAATTTTTCCTTGAATCCCAAACCCATTAGGAATCTCTTTCACATCTTTAATACCAGGAATTGTCGTTCCTTTTGGTGCTGCAATATCAAGTCCACCATGAGAACTACCAGAAGATCTAGTCATATGAGCATTCTGTTCTTGCTCGATATATTGCTTTAATGTTGCATCATCTGGGGGATTTTCAGCATCCACATTAATTTGTGCATTTGTAAATGTAAAAGGTATCTTTCTTGACAACAAATTCTTAGCAATTTTATATGCACCTTTTCTCGCAGCAGGTAAACCCTCTGGTTTACCATAAACTTCATAATCTGGTCCAATATGAAAATGGTCACCACGAGAATTTCCAGTATTACCTTGTATAAAAGTATTTTCTCCTTCTAATCCTTTATGTAGATTATCAAGCATTGATGATGAGGATTCATCTGAAACTGGTGCTTTAGGTAATAATCCAAAACCAGTTAAGAATTTAGTGAACTGGTTGGAAAATCCTTGGAATGATCTTAAAAATCCGTCATAAGAACTCTTATCTTTTGTATTTTGTTTTTGTTCCTTTATTAATTCTTTTACTGCAGTGTCTTGTTTATTTTGAACAGTTGATTCATATGCCCTGTCACCACCGTAACCACCCAAGAAACTACCTGCTGTACTACCCAAGACAAATCCAACACCAGGAATAGGTATGAGAGCTTGACCAATCATACCTCCAAGAATTCCCCCAGCAAGAGAACCACCAGCACCTGCTGCTGCTTTTCCTACACTCTCACCTTCCTGCAATCCAGTAGCAAAATCAAGTCCCGCAAATATTGAATTTAAGATACCAATAGATCTTAATGGGCCAAACTTTATTTTTGTGCCAGATACTTTAGGTGCTTTTGGTTTTCCACTGGGTTTCTGTGGTTTTCCTGGTGTTCCTTTCTGTGGATACATTCCCCCAAGTAAACCAGCAGCATCTACAGCACCAGATGCGAAATTACTCAGTAAACTACCAGGATTACCAAATAAACCACCGACATTTAAATTTTGTAATTCCTTTATCTTTCTCTTCTTTGGAAGATTTACTGCATCCAAAGCATTTTTTTCTCTATCAATTAATAGAGAAAAAGATTCATAATCTTGCTGCATTTTTGGCAGTTCTCTTTTAGTTCTGCTATTGAATGCGGCAATATTATTAAATGCCGATACTAATGGTGATGATACTGCTTTTGTTTTTGCCATTATCCGTCAACAATATTGTAAGTTAGTTTTGAATACATGGTTAAGAAGTTTTCACTATCACCAGATGCTAACTGTGGAACTGTTGGTCCTTCATTTTTACCTGCAAGAATAGTAGGAGAACCTCCTCCAGATGCTTGCTGTTGTGGTGCGGCACCAGACAAATCTAATGGAACAACACTTGACGACCCACTACCAGAACCTGATGGTATTGGTTTAGATATTGCTTCTATTTGTTCTGGTGACCTTTGTAGTCCTCTTGGATCTAATTCAAACCCACCTTTAGCATTGGGGTCTATTTTTGCAACTGGAAGTTTTCCAATTTTACCACCAGAATCAAACAAATAATTTCCTCCAGGACCTCTTCTCTTACCCCGTCCAGCATAACCTCTAAATGAAATTAAATCACCAACAAAATCACGAGATTGTGCTGCTACTGCAGTATCATTTTTGAATTGCTTTAACACATTTGATGCCGGTGCTGCTATCTCTGGTCTTCCGATAAAATCAGCAAAGTTTTGTATACCATCAGTACCACTAGATAATTCTTTTATTTTTTTAATTCTTTCTTCTGGTGTTTTTCCAAGTTTTGCTTTTATTGGACCGTATACACGTTCTGCATCAGGGTCTTCACTTGGGATATCATATATCATTGATGATATTGGACTAAACTGTTCTCTCTCAGTCATCTGTCCAAATAAATCACCATAAGGTGTGAGTGGATTATTAACACGATTTAACGCTACTTGCATAACATCTGCTTGATTTTGTAATCCAGTTGCTTCCAATGTTGATGTAACAGCAGCCAGATTCTCACCTGCTACTGTAGAACCAGTAGTATCCCCGGATGGTCTTGATACTGGTTGTGGTCCACTTGGTTTGGGGTCATCATCATTTTTATCTTCATTTAAAAATCCAAATATCGTTCCCGCAAATCCATCAACAATACCCTTTAATGAATCTAAAAAATTAAATTTGTTATCTTCTTTTTGTATTTGTGGTTTATTTTCCAAGGCATTTACTGTGGCTGCACCACCAACTGCAAGAGCACCCACACCAAGGGCTGGTAATGCCATTCTTCGCATAAGACCACCCACTCTTCCACCTCTTGGTTTTGCTGCATTTGGTCCTTTGCGTGGCATTCTAACATCAAGGTTAATTCCACTACCTCTACCAGGAGATGCTTTCGGTAGATTTGATAATTGTCCAACTATTTTAAATAGTGTTTGCCTAACTAACTTAGCAACTTCAAAACTTTCAGTAAATGAAGTAACAAGATTCTTTAAATTTTTTCTTAATCCATCAACATTCTTTTTATTTGCAAAGAACTGTAAGAAACCTAAAGCATTATTATATGTGTCTAAGAATTTATCTAAGATATTTGTTGGTTTAGCCGCATCAATATCTTTAATTTTCTTTTGATAATCACCTGTTAATTTCTGTACAATATTATTTGTTTCTTGTCTTACATTTTGAAGACTATTCTGTACTTGAGTTACCTGAGAACCCTGTGATTGTCTAACTTGCTGTATCTGAGTACTTAATCCTGTACCTACATCTTTTATCTTTCTATCAACACTTCTATTTGTGATATTGGTTGACTTATCAACCAATTGCTGCACTTCATTCATAACATTGTAAGAACCTAAGTCCCCACCCAAAGTAGTATTTGATTTGGATTCTTTTACCAAATCAATTTGCCTCTGTAAGTCACCAGTTACATTCTGAACTAGTTTATTATTTTCTTGAGTAATATTTCTAACAGAATTTTGTAAATTAGTTATTGAAGAATCTTTTCTTTCAACAATATTTCCAATTTGTCTAATTATTAATTTATTATTATCTTTGATTTTATCACTAACATTTCTATTAACAATATTCGTTACATTTTGTAGGGTACTATTCAGTTCATTTTGAATATTGCTAGAAATTGTATTAACAATAGAGCTTATATCTGGATTTACTGCCTTAACAGATGCTCTTTGAAAACCAATATCTTGTTGTCCAGAAGCAGATACTGTAGATTGCCCTACTGATGATCCACCAGAAATAAAATTTTGAAATGATTCAAGACTTGCAGGTGGATTGCCCGTTATTGCTTCTGGATTTAGTGGTGATCTAACTGGCATTTTTTTGCTGCTGTTGTTTTAACTGTTCCTCTTCAATATGCTGCTTCAAAAGTCCAACATAAACATCTCTTTCCCAAGGAATCATATTTTCTACCTCAGTCAAAGAATATTTATGAAACTGTAGCAAAGCAAAATTTATTCTATAGTATGCCTCAAGATCCATATGAGACATAATCAGCCGAAAAAACTCGTTAATCCCTCCAACGTAACTGTATTTAAAACACCAGTTTTAGGATTCTTCACTGATATTGTGTGAGAAAGTTTTGGCATGGTCTGGAAAAACTTTTCAATTTCCTTGAATTGTTCTGATGTTAAACCTTCAACAAATTCTACAAGTTCTTGCTTCGTGCAATCAGCAGCAGCCCATGCCTCTTCTGCATTAAAAACAGTATCAATACACGATGCAATAATATTAAATGACTTTTCGATATTACTTTCATCCTGAACATCATTAAAATCAAAATTATTTTTAATAAATTGATCCAATGATGGATACTTCATTCTCATGATTAAATCAGAACCTAAATTAATATCAGGATTGTGGTCTTTATTTTTCTGTACTTTTACTTCATCAACAAACACAGTTACAGGAACTTGTGTATTGCTATCATCATCATAACATGTAACCAAAAGATCAATTGATTCACCTACAGATTTTCCTCTAACATTTAGGAAAACATATTCAATATCAAATGTTGGCAATTCATCCACTTTAATGCCTTTTGTTAAAATGCACTCGGATAATACTTGTTTAATTGCACTTGTAATTTGCATTGCATCTCTTGATTCTAATGCAATAATTAATACTTTTTCTTCTCTAACTAGAAATGGTCTATATTTAATCTTTTTCCCATTAGAAGGCAATTCCAACTCATAAGTTGGGGTAGATATTTTTGGTAAAGGCATAATGTTCAGTGAACCTCAGTAAAATTATTTAGAATAGATTTCCAATCGTGTTAAATATTTCTTCAAATGTCAAATTATTTGCGGATGGATTGGTTATTCCAAATACTTGTCCAGCACCAGTTGGTATAGTTGTTACATTACCACCATGCTTTTCATAAACATATCTAGAGTATGAGAACTCTACACTAACTTTTGTTATTGTGGAACCTTCATATGATAATGGAATTGCTGATATATTTGTTGGAAAGGCATCAATAAGTCTGTAAGTTATTGTTGGAACACTTTGCAGATTATCACCACCTTGTGATGGATTTTCTCTGAAATTTCTTTCAAATTTAACTATTGAAATAATCCTCTTATAAGTATCAGGATATCTCATCCTGAAAAATTGATTTCTATCTTTTTGATTACCAAATCCTATTGCTGACGGTGCTACTGGTCCACCAGCAGATTGTAACGGGTTTATATAATTCATCCATTCTTCAAATACTCTCATAATTTTATAGTCGTTATCGACATAAAATGTTAATTGAACAGGAGCAAAAATTCTTCTTGTTGGAATTCTTTCTATTATACCCTGACGAGAACCCATTTCCTCTGCAACATCAAAAGTTGCTCCTGGAATTATTGCTTCGGCACAGAAAAAATCATAATAAGTATTCATTGCTGCATCAATAGTTATACCACTTTTTTGCATCCAATCTAACAAATCATTACCTGCACTACCATTTCCCAGATGCAATGCAACTTTAAATTGACTACTGAAAGATACGTTACCTAGTATGTCCATCCCACTAGCAAGTGCGACACCCCCCTCATCTCTGGGAGTGGTCATCTTCATATATAATGGACCTACGTTTGGTTGTCCAGCATTTTGATCTGCCATTTATAAATATATTTTATAGAAGATTCCTATACTATGTATGCCACATAAAGACGACTCTGGTTATAGACAAGGTAAATTTAAACCACAAAAACCAGAAAAATATAAAGGTGACCCAACAAAGATCATTTATAGGTCATCATATGAATTGAAGTTTATGCGATATTGTGATTTGACTGAAAGTGTAAACGAATGGAGGTCTGAGGAGTTTTTTATACCATACCGTTCACCTTTAGATAACAAATTTCACAGGTATTTTCCAGATTTCTTTGTAAAATACAAAGACAAAAATGGAATTATAAGAACTATGGTTGTAGAAATCAAACCACAAAAAGACTTAAAAATGCCTGAACAAAAACCTAAACGTAAAACAAAATCTTGGGCATATAGTGTGAAAACCTGGGCAATTAATCAGGCAAAGTGGGAAGCAGCAAAAGAATGGTGTGCTGATAGAAAATATGAATTTAAGATACTTACCGAAAAAGAACTGGGAATAAAACTAAAATGAATGATGAAGAAAATTATTACGATTATCAAGTAAGCTTGACAATAGAGGATATACGTCTCTTACATCATTGTGTGATTAAAAGATTAGAAATGTGGGAAGGATATCCAGCACGACCAGCAGAAGAACAAGAGCACCTATGGGTAATGAGAGATTCTCTTTTCCGAATGATGTTAGATTATAATTTTAATAAAGGATAAAATATGATTGCGGAAACTCTCAATAAATCTGCTGGTAAAAAATTTAGAAGTGGTAATTGGTGGACCAATGCACTTATGAATGAACTTTTGAATTATCAAAAGAAAGATATTAGTCAGTCTGACACTGGATTTATTATTCCTGGGGATCTTGTGTTTTTTATGTATTCGGCAAAATATCCACAAAAATACCCTTATTGGGATATGCATCCATTATCATTCATAGTAAATGTAAATCCTAGAGAGGGAAGTTTTACAGGTATTAATCTACATTACTTAAATCCACAGTATAGAAAAGGATTTGCTAAATCTCTCATAAATAAAACAGGAATAACTAATGCACCTAAAAAGACTATACATAAATATCTTTTCACTGGTGTAATGAGTGATTTAATGAAAGTTCCCAAATCAGAATGGGGTGAAGTATCAATATTACCTACCGAATCTTTTGTAAACAAAGATGGTAGAAAAGTACCTAAGTATAGAGTTTGGGACGCACCTTAAATGGCATATCAAGTTGTAGAAGATAATTTACATACATGTCCAACTTGTGGACCTTTTGGTATTAATTTGGGATTAAGATACGATCCAGTAACAGGAGAATATCAACTAAAAGAACAAGGATTATTAGGATACGATACTCCATTAACTGCTATATTTTATCAGGATGGCAGTTGGGCTATGGACGCTATTCAAGACCCACAATTATTTGTAGATGGAGACCCAAATCAACCAACACCACTAACACAATCTTTAAGCACATCACTAAGACAAAAAACCCAACAAGCACATGTAGCAATAGGTGGTAATGCTGGTGGTAATAATCTGCATCCAACTGCACAAGTATCTCAACATACTGCTGTACCAGGAGTTTTAAATCAATTTCCTGGTACAAATCCTGGGATAGCAACAGCATTACCAGGTGGAAATATATTAGCAACACCACCAGGAACTAGTACAGACCCAACTCAAATACCAGCAACTACTGCAAAAGCAGAAGAAAAACTAGCATCTTCTAATAAAAATTTTTTCACAAATACTTTACCATTAAAATATCCTTTAGATGTTCTAGAACTACAGCAAGATTTCCTAAAAATAGAGCAACTTGAATTATCTCCAGCTAGTAGTATTTTCGGAGACCCAGGAAGTGTATTAACGGGTGGTTTATCCGTACTTGGGGGAAGAACGACACAAAATAAAGGAAGACTTTATTTGCCAATTCCAAATAATGCGGCAGATAGTAATGCAACTGCATGGGGTGCAGATCAAATGAATAATTTGACTGCTAGTATAACTGCAATGATGTCCAACGACGTAAAATCAGGATTAGTTAATACATCATCAGTAACTGGTCTGCTATCAGCAGGACTGGATATGGTTGCTAAGTTTAATCCAGCACAAGCAGTAGCAATTGGACGTGCTGTTGCTGATGCTGGTGGAATGGATGCAATCCAAGGTCCACTTTTACAGCAAATACAAGCTTCAATAACATCTGCATTATTAAAGCAAGCATCTTTCGATGTTCCTGCAGAGCAAATACTAGCAAGAAGTGGAGTTGTTCCAAACTCAAATCTCGAGCTTTTATTCAATAATGTCACATTAAGAGAGTTTACTTTTTCTTACAGAATGAGTCCAAGAAGTAAACCTGAAGCAGAAATGGTCAGGAAAATAATACTATTCTTCAAAAAGGGAATGGCAGCAAAAAAATCAAATGGACAAGGTAGTACAAATGCCGGAACATTCTTAAAAAGTCCAAATATCTTTAAATTAACTTATCAAACAGGAGACGCCAATCCAATTAGTGGTATGAATAAGTTTAAATTTTGTGCATTGACAAATTTTGCTGTTAATTATTCACCAGATGGACAATTTTCTGCATATGATGAAGGCCAGCCAGTATCTTATAATATTGGAATGTCATTTTCTGAAATTGAACCATTATATGAAAGTGATTATGATGATTCATCAAGTATAGGTTACTAAAATGTCTTACTTCTCTAATTTACCAGATGTACAATATCAGCAAAATCCAAAAGGTAATGGTTCTCTAAAGGATTTTTCTACTGTCAAAAATTTATTTAAAAGACCCAAAGTAAGGGAGGATATATTCAATAATATATCAAACTTTCAAAAATATGAAATACAAGATGGTGATAGACCAGATACACTAGCAAAAAGATTTTATAATGATGCCAGTTTGGATTGGATTATAAAAATATCCAATAATATAATTAATTTAAATGATGAGTGGCCATTAGATAATAATTCATTGAATAATTATATGCTTGATAAGTATGGAAGTCCAGAAAAACTAGCAGAAGTTCATCATTATGAAACAGTAGAATTTAAAGATTTGTATGGAAGAGTAGTTATACCTGGTGGTCTTCAAGTAGACACATCTAAAAGTGAAACTGTAGTGACTAATACTAATTCAAAATCATATTTTACTAGTGCCTTTCCAAGTCCAAAAGCAAATACAGTAGTTAGTGTAAATCTAAATCAAAAAGTTGTAGTATATAATAGATCGGGTGGTCCAAGAGATTACAATATAACAAATATTGATACAAATACATCATTCCTTGAAATACCCTCTCATGATGATAGAAATAAGTTTATTGAAATAAATATACTAAATAACTTGGCAAATTGGCCAAATGGATGGGGTGGAAATTTAACCGTCTACTTAAGAGATGAATCTGACTTTACTATTCGTATTGATGACATTGTATTAGATAATAAAGTGAGAATACCAGCAAGATTATTTCAATTCACTGGAACCATAGTTGATGGTGTCTTACAACCAACTTTTAACTTTACAAACGAAACAGAGTAAATGAACTTTCCTAAACCAGGTATGAAAGTCTTCATTGAGGAAGATGGTCAGATAGTAGAATATTTAAATCCCAATGGTGAGATTGAAACGATTAAGAGTCGTGCAAAAGCAGTGACAAATCAAGAATATGAAATACGAGAAAATGATAAAAAAAGATTTATAAACGTAATTAGAAGAGAATTTGCTGGATTATTCGTAAGGGATATGAAAGATATGATGCATTATAAAACTTCTTCTCAAAAAGTTAATAAGAAAACAAAGAGAGCATATAACGAAAGAACTGGAAATTAAAAAACCCCCCAAACAAAAAATTTGGGGGGCATTTTTTTGGACGATTTTTGTAAACAAAAATCAATTTTCAGAATTAACCTTCAGCAAGTTTCTGGAAGTAAGACAGTGCATCATCTTCTTCATCATCATTGTTAGAAGACGACTCTGCATTCAAGAACGGTTCTGAAGACGTAGTAGGTGCATTGTAAGAGGTGGACTCAGAGAAGTCACCCTTGCGTTCACGTTCCCATTGTGCGTCCTCTTCAACAGTCTCTTGATCTTGAATCTTGGAAGTTGCTTTTAGACCAAGAGTGTAGTCAAGACGCTTCTTTAGATCATTATAAGATTTAAACTCTTTAGGATCAACAAATGCATTCAAGTCATGCAGTCCTTTATAAAGGTTCTCAAGTGCATCGTCATCACCATCAAGGAGAGCACTAGGAGCAGCAAACTCAGAAGCATCATAGTTCCAATAACCTGCAACCTTCTTCAGTTTTAGTTTGAAGTTGGCACCTTCCCAGAAGTCAAACGGATTGATAGGTTGCTCATCATCGAACTCAGGTTGCATTGCTGCCATAATCTTATCAAAGATTTTCTTACCAAACTTATAAAGGAAAACCTTACCTTGGTTTTCAGGATTGGCAGGGTCACGTACAACATAAATGTTTGCGTAGTAAGACAACTTGCGTTTTTGCTTACGTGCTTCTTCTTTATCTGCATCAGAACCAGAGTTCCAGAGTACACGATTCTTCTCACAGACAGGGCATTGCTGACCAACAGTAGTCAGGCAGTTATCGATGAGCCATCCACCAGGACCTTGGAATGCGTGAGACCAAACTTGTGCCCAGGGGAGTTCACTGCCTTCAGGTGCTGGTAGGAAACGAACCACTGCAGATCCAACTCCACTCTTGTCCATGACGGGTTTCCAGAAACGGTCATCATCTTTACCACCGCCCTTGTCGTTCATTTTTTCTACTTGCTTCACCAGTTTTTCAGTGAGGCTACCCATTCGGGATTGCTTTTTAAGATCAGCAAAAGACATTTGTATTCTCCGTATTGATTATTATTAGATGTTTGTGTCGTATTGACGTATTAAGTCTAGCAGAGGGGCACCCTAGTCGTCAAGTCCTTTCTCAAGTGCGTCTATTTGAGACTCAAGAATATCAAAAAAGTCATTCACACTAGAACCTGGTGGAAGACCGAACATTTTAGCAGAATCTAAGATTCTTTCCTTTAATTCTACTGCTTCTGGATCATCAGAAAGTGACAATCTAAAGATAAAATTCTTTTGTTTTTCAAGGAACTCTCGCATTAAATCAAGATGTTCTTTCTTTTTAGGACTGCCAGCAAAAGGGATAGTCATCAACTGTTCAAATATTTTTTCTTGTAGATTATCAAGTTCCATAACAGATTCTCTGACTACTTCTGAATCAAAAAATCTACTCATAATACTATCTCCCTTAAAATTTGCTTACATTTAGACTCATCAATATTTAGGAACGGTTTATATTTCTTGATTCTTAGACTTACGGTTTCCCATATAGGGTCCGTAATGTTTTTATCAAACCTTTTTACATATCCAAGAATCATATCAAGTATGACCATTGTTTCTAAAGTTACAGCATTTTGCAAATGCTTCTTTAGTATTTCTGGATGCTGATTTATTTTACATTCAAAAATAGTATCAAGATTATCTTTAGAAATAAAAACCTCACTTTCTGTCTTAAAGACATAAGTGAGGCTTTGAATCCTTTTTAACCAATTAACATAATGTTCTTCTCCATTGGCAATGATTTCTCCAATCCAAAGTCTTTCGGGATCATTACATTCAACAAAGTTAGCGACAAAATATGCTTTGATTTCATCGTCAGACTTTTGTCTAGACATTTTTTCAAAGAAGTATCTGTCCTTTCTTTTGTGAAAGGAATTTATAGATGCTCTAGATTTTCCACAGTATTTAAAATAATCATAACTTGACTTTGTGAAGTGATTCTTCATTGCCAAGTATGTTTTATAAACATCAAAAGGGGTCACAATTAAAATTTCAAAGTTGCTCTACTAGTTTTTTTAAGAAAATTAAGTTTGGTTGCTTCGCACTTAAGTTTTTCTTTAAGTGGTTTTGACATCAATTTAGGAACTGATTCAATCTCAATTTTATTTTCTTCGCAATATGTGACTATTGCATCAATGTAACTAATCTTTGAAATTTTTACAATGCTTTCAATGTCTTGAGCAAATTTTTGTGGACATAAAAATTTATCTTTAATTGCGTCTTTAATATTTTTGTCCATATTAATTGGTTTTGCTATCAACAAATTCTCTAATGTATTCGACGAGAAGTTTAATATACTTCCCTTTGTCATATTCTTCATAGACTTCACACTCTCCATTTTCACAGGCCATAATAATTACAAGTTTTTTGACAGGAATTTCTGTCATTTCGTATAGCATACAAGCATATGCTGCTGCTTGAACAAAATAGTTTTCAATCCATTCTACTGGTTTTGGTTTTTTAGAAGTCTTAAAGTCAATTATAGACAATTCAGGTTTACCATTTTCTCCAGTATATTCTGCAATGCAATCTACTGTTCCTGCAATTCCTAACACATCACTATAAAGTGAATTTTCAATCGCATGGATGTTATCTATTTTATCTAGTTCTTTTTTTGCAATTTTAAATAGATAATCTGATAAAGGTTGTACTTTAGGTAACTCAATATTGAGCAGATAATTTTCTGCAAGTGTATGCATGTCAGTACCACGACTTGTAGATCGTTTGGTTATCTTATCTGCTTCAGCATTACCAACTTTTTTTCTCCAATCAATAAAAATCTGACGATTATAATGACTAGTAATTGAAGTAATAGATACAAGCCTTTTTACATTTTCCTTTCCAGGAATTTTGTAAAACCTAACTCCGTCAATAGTTTCTCTTTCCAATCTAGGAAGATTTAAATCAATATGATTAAATTTAGACATTCAAATTTAGTTCCATTTTTGCAGTTAGATATTCTTTAACTAATCCTGAACGAACAATATCATCAAGACCAAATTCAATTATATCAAAAGATGGCATTTTTCTCAAGATTGACATGAAATCACTAATGCCATTCTTTTCATTCTGTCTAACTAAGTCACTCTGCGATGCATCACCACAGAACATAATCCTAGAGTTTTCACCAACACGGGTAATTATACTATCAAGTTCATGAAAATTCAAATTTTGAAATTCATCAACGATAATAATAGAATTATCGAGAGTAGTACCACGGACAAATGAAGTGCTCCAAAACTTAATTGTTTCTTGTTGCTTTAGATTGCCATACAGCATTTCAAAGTCAGTTTCAGTGGGAAGTTGAAACATATACTTTACCATATTCTTATACGGAATTTGGTAAATGTCTGCTTTATCTTCATGATCACCAGGAAGAAAACCAATTTCTCTTGTAGCAACTAAAGAACGAATAACGTAAATCTGTTCATATGGAGTAATTGCATCCATCACTTCATGTAACGCTTTAAACAAAGTGATAAATGTTTTTCCAGTTCCTGCTGCACCATACGCAACAATATTTTTACCTTCGTTGTAAGAATCAAAAAGTTTTGTCTGATTATCAGTTAAAGGTTCAATATCAATAAGGAGATCATTATTCAATGGTCTCTTTCTTTTCATCTGTTTAGCAGTCATGCCAACCCCAATAGGTTGGTCCGATGCTCCTCTTTTTTTTCTAGCCATATCAAATTTTAAGATTTCTTGCCCCAGGTTGCTGAGATGCTTTTTCTAACACCTGATTCCAACCTGGTTTGTTTTGAATAAGTTTGTTCTGCCAATCACCAACTTCACCAAATCCTGGTGAATTATATGGAGTATAATATCGTTCCCATTCGGGATTGTCAATTTTCCACTGGTCCCAATCGTGAACACTCATTATTACATCTTTAGTTTCACCAGTTTCAATATGCTTTACAGGATAAGTTGCCATTCTTTATAAATTCATACAAAAATATTTAGACCCACTCTAGTGCTTCTGCACAGACAGGAAACTGTTCTGCAAAAATCTTTTGGCAAGACAATGCAATATCCATATGCTCTTTCTGAGTACCATTTGCAGACCTCAGAGTTATATAATGGATCCATGATCGAACTGAGCCAGTCATGTAGAGTTTTGTAGGTACGGCGAGTGGAAGCACAAAGCGAGCACACTCCTTTGCAATCCCTTCACTAAGCATTTTCTGATACAATTCCATTCCTTTTTGAAAGTGGTCTTGCATCAATATCTGATACTTCTGAATCGTAAATGGGTCAATATCATCAATACTATTTTGACGATTCTTGGTGTCTTGCCTGCGTAATTCAGGTAGAGGGATCTTCTCTGAGAGTAAGGAAGAATCAGCATAACGTTGTGAAAATTCTTGGTATGTAAAGGACCTATGCCTCAAAATTTGAGCTGCCAAACCCCTTGTGGTCTCGATTTCTAAAGTCATAAATGCTTGCTCAAATACAGACCAATGTTGGTGACTGATGCAATACTTTAGTAGTCCTGCTACCTTTGGATTCTCTTGATTATTAGGATTGCTCACACGGGCAACATATCCCATATGCTTTTCTGCATCAGGGGTAGCACTAATAAGTTTTACATTCATTTTCCAAATCCTTTTTTCTGTGTTTTCTCTAAGTCTGCAATTTCTTGCTTTAAAATTCTTAATTGAGATTTAACCTCTCTAATTTTTTCTTCGTCATAAAGATGCTCTTGTTTAACAAGACGTTCTAACATCTTTACTAATTCTTTTCCTCTACTTGTCATTACATTCAATAAACAATTTATATGATTTAGTCTGGATAAACATCATCAGCATTAAAAACTTCATCATAATCCCCAGGATGTCCGTATCTATTAAAATACTCCTTTTCTTCCTCATACGAAATCTCATGCACACCGTCATCAGAATGCACTTCTGCTTTTAATGAATCAACTAGCAACTCAATAT